GGCGCCGTCCTCCTCCTCTACCAGCTGGGAGCCCTGAAATCATGAGCGGCCGTCGGTATCACATGATGGAGATCGTGGGCGATCCCGTGCTGATCCCCATCCTCGTGGCCGACGAAGGCCCGGCCCCTCCCCCGTCCCCTCTCTTCCGCAAAGGAGAACCCATGCCCGACCTGCCCGCTCCCCCTCCTGTCCCGAAGTGCCCCCAGTGCGGCGGCCCCATCGTGACGCCCGTGCCTCGGAAAATCTTCTACCGCGACCGCGATCCGCGCACGGGCAAGGCGAAGGTCTGCGAAATGACCCCCGACTTCTGCTCCGAGCAGTGTGGGCTGCACAACCAATATTCCCATGAAGGCTGACCGCGCGCGCCTTGCCGCTGCCCTGCGGGCCGAAGCCCATGGGACGGATCTGCAGCTGTCCGAGACGGGCCTGCGGGTTCTGGTCTGCGGGGAGTTGCCGGATGGCTCCCTCCGGGAACTGGGCTCTGTGGACCTCGCCTGCTCCCTGCAGGTGGGCGCCCCCTCCCTTCGCCAGATGGTGGACCGGGTCCGGTTCGGGGGGCACCGATGAAGCCCCCCCCTCTCGGCTTTATCCCCATGGACGCCTGGGCCTTCAACCGCTTCATGCTGGGAACCAAGGACGTCGAGTTCCGCATCCACGGTGGCCGCTTCGTGGCGAAGCACTACCCTGTCGGCCGCCTCGTGGTGATCTCCGCCGGTTACGGCCGTGACTCCCGGGCCCTCACCCGGGTTCGGTCCTTCGATGTGCTGGACGCCCCGCCCGACCTCGCCCAATGGGAGCGGGTCTACGGGCCCTGGCCCACCCACGCCCACCAGATGAAGGTGGCCGCCATCGGCCTTGATGTGCTGGCTCAACTCCCGTGCGATGTTTCAGATTCCAATACTCTTATCGCTCGCTTCTCCGCTAACATCGAGCATCCTTCTGGGGGTTGAAGATGGGCGCTTTTGGTCGGTGGGACGGGGATCTTGGTGGAATTGACGCTGTGGCCGCGATGCCCCGGAATCCCCGCACGGATGCTGCTCTCAATCGAATCTATGGGCACCCCGAGCCAGAGCCCGTCGAGGTCGTGTTGATCGCGCCCACTCCTAAAAAGGTGAAGCATTCCACGAAGAAGGAGGCGGCTGCCTTCTCTCGGGAAACCAAAGAGGCTCGGTTCCTCGAGGAAAAAGGGAAGTGCCAGTGGTGCCACAAGAAGATCGTTGGCGCGTGGCATGCCCACCACATCATCCCCGTGGCGAAGGGCGGGACCTCGGCGCCCTCGAACCTCATGGTTCTTCACGCCGAATGTCACAACAACCCCTTGATCTACGAAGTCCTGCACGACGGGATGCAAATGCCGAGCGCCTTCAATGCCACGCCCTGGAAAATCAATCGCGCCCCCCTCCGCTCTCTCCGTGATTGCACGACCTTGGTTGCCGATGAACTGCCGGATTCGGATCACTTCCGCCGGACTTACGACGCCGCGCTCCATGGCCGGTTCCTTCCCCTCCCTTCTCCCGAGGACCCCGATGGACCGCCTTCACCTGCACGATGACGACATGGCCCTGCTCCTGGGGGCCATCTTCCACGCCCCAACCTCGGCGACCTTTCCACCCAGGCCCTCCTCCGTGGCCTCATCCATGGGGAATGGGAGCCTCTTCCGGATCGCGGCCGAGCGGGTCTACCCGCCCGAGAATCCGGAGCCCCGGGCCCCGGACGTCCCCTTTTCCCTGGATCTCCCCATGCAGGTTCGGGATGGGCAGCTTTTTCTAGATCCGCTTGGGGTCGTCCGCCGCTTTGTCTCGGCCTCGTCTCAGGGTGAGCAGCTGGCTGTTGTCGCGGCCCTTCTCGGCCATGGCGCCCTGCGCCGCCAGGCGGAACTCTCGAAGTGGATCACCCACTCCCCCGGCTGCCCGGCCGCCACTGGCATGCTCTGCACCTGCGGGCTCGACGAAGCCCTCTCTTAACCCTGGAGCCCCCCCATGATGACCCGCCCCCAGCTGCTGTTGTTGAAGCTCGCCGAAGAGGCCGCCGAGGTCTCCCAGATCGCCCTCAAGGCCGCCCAGTTCGGCCTGGACGACGTCTGGGAGAAGGTGGCGCCCCTCACCGTTCGGGATCGGATCCACGGCGAACTGAACGACCTCCTCGGGATCGTGGCGATGCTGAACGATGAGGCCGCCCTGGGGTTCCTCGCCGATCCGGACAAGGTGGCCGCCAAGGTGGAGAAGGTGAACCGCTACGCCGCGCTCTCCGCCTCCCTTGGGCACGTCTCTGGCCCAGATCCCTCCCCTGTGCTTCGGGATCCCGACGGCCCCCAGGTTCCAGTCAGCTGGCTCTGCCCTATGGATGGGTGCCCGGAGACCCACACCCATGCCGAGCACCTGGTGGCCCGCCTGGACCTGCCCTGTCCGAATTGCCGCGGGCCCCTGCTCTGCGACTTCCTGCCTGTTCCCTTTTAACTCCCCCACCCCGCTCTCGGTTCGGGCCCCCACGCGGGGCCCGTGCTTTCTCTGCGTGGCCCCCTGTTGCCGGACCCTCCCCGTCCCGATACTCTGGCGGTGGAGGTGGGCCCATGTCCGGTTCTCCCGTCGTCACCCTGCGCCGGATCCAAGAGGCTGTGAAATCGGCCGGGGGCCAGGACATCACCACCCTGGACCTCTCCCGGTGCCTGATCGCTCAGATGGGCGAGACCGGATCCCTCCGCCTGGACCTCGTCTCCCTCAAGGTCCACCACGACCGGCTCTTGAACTGGCAGATCGCCGACCGGCTCATCATGGGCGCGCCGCCCGGCGACGAGGACGAGCCCGGAAGGCTCTCCCAGGCGAAGCTGGCCGACCTCTACTCCGCCTACACCGCCCAGGCCGAGGCCGCGGGCCTGGTCCCCATGGCCTATGCCACCTTCCGCCTCCGGGCCTACGCCGCCCCAACCTCGAACCGCCGCCGCCGGGTGATCCGTGTCCTCTGAACCCCCCTTCCCGACGGGCACCTGGGTCTCGGTGTCCTTCACCCCTGGCCGCCGGTTCAAGGTGCAGGAGGTTCGGCCCTACCAGGGTGTCCCCTGCGGCTGGCTGGCCCGGCTCGAGGGCTACGCCCTCCCCTGGGTGGACATGGGAACCCTGGCGCTCGCCACGGCGCTCGACAAGCCCCCGGCTCCCGCCCAGGCTCGTGCCACCCCACTCGGGGCCCCCGCGCCCCACCCAGCCCCCAAAGCGGCGAAGCCTGCCCCTCCCTCGGCTCCACCCGAGCCCCGTCTTTTCTAGGAGCACCCATGTCCGTTCTCATTGAGAGCACCCCTTTCGGGGCCCGGGAGCGCGAGACCGCGCCGGTCTTCCGCCCCACCAGGCGCTCCTCGGCGGACCAGCGCCTGGCTGACGCGCTGGCGGGGAGGCTCTCGCCCGTCCAGGCCGCCCGGGCCGGACGCCTCGGCTCCTGGGCTCCGGCCCGCCTCCGGCGCTTCCGGCTCTGCCTCAATGCCACCCCCCACGTCTTCGGCTATGCCCTGCGGAACGTCCCGCCCGAGCTTCAGCCCATCACCGTCGCGGGCCGCCTGACCTACGCCGCCGCCCTGGCCTGGATCGCCTGCAGGAAGCTCTGGCGCCAGGATCTCGCCTTCGTCCGCCTCCCGGGCCGCATCCTCTTGGGGGGGAACCCGCCCACCCGCGGGGAACTCGACTCGATCCTGGAGGCTGGCCCCGCGCGCTACCGCCTTCTGCAGAACGGTGAACCCCTGGACCCGGACGCCTTCGTGGTTGTGCTGAACCACCCCCTCGGCATCCTGGCCCACGGCGACGTTGTGATCGAGGAGATCCCGTGATCCCCCCCCAGCCCTCCCCCCTCACCTCCCCCGAACTCGAGGCGCTCCTGGGCCGGGCCCACCCCGGGAAGCTCCGCCTCTCTGAACTCGTGCCCTGGGACCAGAACCCCCGGGCCCACGACTCCGAGCAGGTCCGGCTGCTGGCTGAGTCCATCCGGGCCCACGGCTACATCCGGCCCATCATGCTGCAGGAGGGCTCCGGCCGGATCGTGGCGGGCCATGGCACCCGCCTCGCCCTGCTCTCCCTGGCCCCCCCGGGCACGGACCCCGAGGTCCCTGTCGTCTGGGCCAGGCTCTCGGACCAGCAGGCCGCCTCCTATGCCGTCGCGGACAACCGGCTCACGGACCTGTCCTCCTGGGACCTGCCTGTGCTGCAGAGCGTGATGGTCGAACTCGACACCTCCGGCTGGAACCTCGAGGCCACCGGCTTCGCACCGGGTGCCCTCGACGCCCTTCTCGGGGGGCCCAAGACCACCATCAAGCCCGGCGTGGACCCCGAGGCTGCCCCGCCCCTCCCGGCCGTCGCCCGCACCGTCCGCGGGGAACTCATCATCCTTGGGTCCCACCGGCTGCTCTGCGGTGACTCGACGGATCCGGACGACTGGAACCGCCTCATGGACGGCCGCCGGGCCGCCCTGGTCGTCACCGACCCCCCCTACAACGTCGCCTATGAATCCTCGGCCGCTGGGCTCAAGGCCGACGGCACCGCCTCCATCAAGAACGACGCCATGTCCGACGAGGCCTTCCAGGCCTTCCTGGATGCCGTCTTCCGCCAGGTCTCCATCCACACGGAGAAGCGCGCCGCCTTCTACGTCTTCTACCCTTCCCGGTTCCACATCGCCTTCGAGACCGCTCTGAACCGCTCCGGGCTCGAGGTCCGGGCCCAGATCATCTGGGTCAAGAACGCCGCATCCTTCGGCTTCGCTCAATACAAATGGAAGCACGAGCCCATCCTGCAGGCCGCGCGCGAGGGCGAGGTCCCCCTGGTCTACTGCCCGGCCCACGAGTCCGCCTACTACGCCTTCAAGGCTGGGAACTCCCCCTGGTGGGAGGGCGACCGCTCCCAGACCACCGTCTGGTCCGTGGCCCGGGAAACCGGCTATGTCCACCCCACCCAGAAGCCTGTCGAACTCCTGCACCGCCCCCTGCTGAACTCCTCCAAGCCCGGGTTCCTCGTGCTGGACCCCTTCGGCGGCTCCGGCTCCACCCTCATGACCTGCGAGATTCTCGGCCGGTCTTGCCTCACCCTAGAAATTGATCCCCGTTTTTGCGATGTCATTGTCCAAAGGTGGGAAGAGGCGACGGGCCAGACGGCTGTTCGTATCCCTCCTCCGGCCTGACACCCTTCCCCACCCATCGCCCGTGGACCTTGCTATGGCACTTCTCGCACAACGTCTTTCCGTTCTCCAGGTCGAACCGAAGGTCCGGGAACTCCGCCCACGGCTTGATGTGGTGTGCGTGAAGGCGGTTCTTGCCCTCGCACTCGCGGCATCGGTGCCCGTCTCGCGCCTTGACGGCTCGCTTCCATGCTTGGAGGCGTCCGCTGTTGCGGGCCCTCTCGTTCGTCTGGGCCACGCCCCCCTTCCACCCCGCGTGGTTCTCCCCTCGGCGCCACCCAAAGGCGCACTCCCGGCTGCAGAACTCCCCGCCGATGGACCTTGGCCGAGCGAAGGCCGCCCCACATCCCTTGCACTTCATCTGGGCTCGTTTGTGGGCATGAAAGCATGTCTTGCTGCAGAACGGGCGGTCTGCCTCACACACCCTGCGCTCGACCTTGGTCCCGCATTGGCGGCATTCGATCACCACCCGGCGTCGTCTCGCCATCACGGGCTGTCCCAAGATTGCAGGCATTCAGGCTCCCTGCTGCCATCATCTGTAGTGTCGCCCCTGATTGGCAACCCCTTCCTGGGTTAACCCATGCCTGAAACCCATCCCACCCCCGTCCCTCCGGTTGTTTCAACCCGGAAAAAAACCCCTACGGCGACCCCGGCACAGCTTGCCAAGCTGGGGGTTGGTGGTGCTCCTCCTCCGCCTCCCCATCCTCGTTCTCCTCGGGCAAGCCTGCCCTGGGAGGAAATGAAGGCGGCCTACATGACGCCGACAGTATCGAGTGATGGCGGGTCAGCGAAATGGCCCACACTGGCCGACGTTTCCACCAAGTTTGGATGCGATCCGGTGACCGTCCGCGAACGCTCTGGGCAGGACGGCTGGGTGGCCCAGCAGCAGGTGGCTCGGGATATCTGGAATTCGGAACGGACGACAGATCTTAATCGGCAAATGTCTGGTGTTCTTGCGGTTGTTCGCATGAGGTCCTTCCAGAATGGTGCCCGGATCGTGGAAGAGGCGACCGGGATGCTCAATGGTCGCCCCAGCCCCAGCACCACCCTCCAGGCCGCTGCTGCGACAAAGGCCGGGCTCGCCATCGCCCGGGATGCGGTGGGTGTTCCCTCCCCGGAGGCCGCCGCTCGTGTCGGGCTCATTGTCCAGGTGAACAATGCCGCTCCCGAGGGCCCGGCCCCCGTTGGCGGGGCTCCAGCCGGGAACCTCTGGGCGACCCTGGTGGGGGCCAGGCAGTTCGCCGCGCCCGCGGCCGATCCCTACGACGCCCCCTCCCCCCTCCCCCCGGCTCTTGCCTCGAGGTGACCCGTGACCGGCCAGTCCTCCTACTCCCAGAAGCGCCTCTCGTTCGACTTTGACGGGGTGCTGCACTCCTACACCTCGGGCTGGCAGGGCCCGGAGGTCATCGCTGATCCGCCCGTGCCCGGCATGGCCGCCGCCCTGCACCGGCTGGCCGCCCTTGGCTGGACCTTGTCGGTGTGCTCCTCCAGGGCCCGGTATCCGGTCGGTCATGCCGCCATGGAGGCCTGGCTGGTGGAGCACGGCTTCCCCCTGGGGATGGAAATCTCCTCCGAGAAGCTGCCCGCGGAACTCTACATCGACGACCGCGCCCTGCGCTTCGACGGCTGCGTGCCCGCGCTCCTGGAGGCCATCGACTCCTGGCGGGGCCCCTGGAACCGCGGCGCCCAGGTTCCGGGGCGGTAGCCGGTGATCGACATCGGGCCCCACGATTCACCCGTCGTCCGCCGCCTGAAGCTGACGGCCAACGCGAAGCTCGAAACCCTTCCCGCTGACCCTTCCGAGCGTGCCCGGGTGCTGGGGTCCAAGGTGGACTACTTCGCCGCCTCGAGCCTCTGGATCCGGCCGAAGGAAACCGAGGGTGGTCTGGCCCCCTTCGCCTTCAACCCGATCCAGATGGACTACCTGGCGGGCCTGCGCCTGCGCCACCGCCTGCAGCCAGGGGTGGACGTGTTCCGGGGCATCCGGGATCTGATCCTCAAGCCCAGGCAGCTGGGCTTCACCACGTTCCTGGCCGCCCTCTTCTTCTGCGATGGCCTGTTCAACCCGGGCCGGAACTGCTTGGTCCTCACCCACCTGGACAAGGTCTCCCAGAAGGTGCTCGAAATCTACCGGGCCTTCTACGAGGGCCTGCCCGCGGAGATGCGTCGGTTCGTCCGCCTCCGCCGGGCCTCCGCCCTCCACCTCGAACTGGAGTTCCTGGACGCCGACGGGAACGTGGACCCGATCAACCGGCCCCCGTCCTCCTTCATGGTCCACACGGCCGCGGGCTTCGACCTCCGCGGCATCACGGTCCACAACCTGCACTGCTCCGAGGCCGCGTTCTACACCAATTGGCTCGAGCTTGTCCGTGGCGTCTTCCAGGCCGTGCCCGCTTCGGGGAACATCCTGCTCGAATCGACGGCGAACGGGTTCAACCACTACAAGGACATGGTGGACGCGGCCCTGGGTGGCTCCGGCTCCTACCGCCTGGTGTTCTATCCCTGGTTCGCGCACCCGGAATATGCGAACCCCCTGACCCCGGACGAGCGCCGGGTCCTCGAGGTCACGCTGGAAAAGGACGAGCGGGAACTGGTTCTCGAGCGCGGGGTCACCCTCGAAGCCCTGGCCTGGCGCCGGGCGAAGATCATGGAAATGACCGGCTCCGTCGATTCCTTCCGGCAGGAGTATCCGGCCACCATCCTGGACGCGTTCCTGTCCTCCGGGCGCCCGGTCTTCCACCTCGTCACCGTGGCCCGGAACTGGGACCTTGCCAAGGCCGCCGTGCCTGTGGAAAAGAGGGACGAATTCACCACCATCTGGGCCCGCCCCGAACCCGGCGCGCTCTACGTCGGGTCCGCGGATCCCGCCGAGGGCATCGACAAGGGCGAGGGTGATGCCGCTGCGGAAATCGGGGGCACGGACTACTCCTCCTTCTCCATCCAGGACGCCGCCACCCTCCGAACCGTGGCGGCCATCCACGGCCGCCTGGATCCGCCCGAGTTCGCCCGGCGGATCGCGGCCCTGGGCCACGAGTTCAACGACGCCCTGATCGTCGTGGAGCGGAACAACCACGGTCACGTCGTGCTCTATGCCCTCGAGGAAGCCCAGTATCCGAACCTCTACCGGCACCTGGAATACGACTCCCAGGGCCAGTCCTTCTTGAAGCTCGGGTTTCCGATGAACATCACCACCCGGCCGCTGGTGGTGGACGCCCTAAAGGAAGTCATCAAGCGGGACGCTCTTCCGTGCCCGGACCCGGGCCTGTGGCGCGAGGCCATGGTCTTCGTCTACTCCCCCACCGGGAAGGCCGAGGCCATGCCCCTCCGGCACGACGACCGGATCATGGAGAAGGCCATTGGAGTCTATATCTGCACCATCGGAGCGAAGGCCTGGGGCGGCTCTGGGGTGCTGCGCGGCGCCGACGATGCAAACCTGCCACTGGGTAAGCAGCCCCCCGCTCCTGCCCCGCCTGCGCCCCCTCCTGGCTTCGCCCTCGGCCAGCCTGCCGAGATCGTCCACCGCCTGGATCCCGGCGAGGCCCCACCTGCGGTTCTCCACCCCGCCCTGTCCATGATCGCGGACATGCGGGCCGAGGCGCGCGGGTCTGAATCTCTCGTCCCCCGCTGCGGGAACTGCCTGCACCGGCAGGACCGAAACGGGCAGCTGATCTGCGGGCTGCAGTCTTGGGCCATCAAGGACACCGATCCCAGCTGCGGTCCTCCCTGGGAGCCCCGGGATGGCGGCTACAATGACGACGTGGCCCCCCGTCGGGTCTTCCTCGGAGGTTGAAATGCAGGACCCCACGAACGGCGGCCGGGCTGAATTCTTCCCCACCAAGTCCGGCTTCGAGCACCTGGGCCCGGAGGCCGCGACCGCCTACGATCCGCGCGCCCCCATCGACGAGGTGGAGGATGCGAACACTCGCCTCATGCGGATCTATGGGGCCAACGCCGGGGCTGGCGTCTCCCCCTCCATGATGGAGTTGATGACCCAGTTCGCCGACCTGCAGCGGTCGGAGCGCCACGCGGAGGCCGGGGTTGCGAAGGCGATTCGCCTGGTGAACGGCCAGGACAACCTCGTGTCGCGCGAGGGCAAGGCGCAGACCACCTCCTGGGGCTCAGACTGGGGCCGCGGCTACTTCAAGTGGCTTCCGAAGCGCGGGGTGCAGCTGCCAATCCTCCGGGCCTTCTCTCGTCGCCTCGAGGTCGCCCAGGCCATCATCCGGACCCGCAAGCGCCAGGTGGATCGCTTCTCCCGCCCCTCCCGCTCCATCGACGATATCGGCTGGCGCCTCTCGATGCACGAAGAGGAGGCATCCCTGGGCGAAGGGCTGAAGGACGAGATCCGCTGGCTCACGCGGGTCATCGAATGTGGCGGCAGGGAGTTCGGTGCCTCCAAGCGCCGGGAACTGAAGCGCCAGGGCATGACCCAGTTCCTGCGGTTCCTGGTGGACGACGGCCTGGTGCTGGACAACGCGGCTGTGGAATTGGTCGGGCTGCACGGCGTCTCCCGTGGCCTCGACTCCTGGTTCGTCCGCCCCTCCGACACCTTCGCCCTGGCCTCACCCGACTACAACGAGAAGCTGAACGACGGCCGCCCGGTCTACGCCTTCCAGATCCTGAACGGCCGCGCGGAGATCCCGTTCGGCTTCGATGAACTTGCGATCTTCGTCCGCAACGCCTCCACCTGGGCCGACGAGAACGGCTATGGCTACTCCGAATTCGAGCAGTCCCTGGACACCCTCAACAACATCATCCAGGCCGTGACCTTCACCAAGCAGGGCCTGAATGAAAACGCCGTCCCCCGCGGCATCCTCATGGCCTACGGGAACTATGACGTCCGCACCCAGGAGGCCTTCAAGTCCGCATGGGCCGCCAAGGTCCGCGGCGTGCAGAACCAGTTCGGTGTCCCGGTCCTCTTCTCTCGCGGCCAGCAGGGCGGCGTGCAGTATCTGAACACCGGCCAGCCCTTCGACGAGATGGCCTTCTCGAAATGGATCACCCTGAACATGACCGTCATGGGCGCCATCTTCGGCGTGTCCCCCGAGGAGGTCGGCTTCGAGGGCTTCACCTCCGACAAATCCTCGCTCTCGGGCGACGACACGGCGGAAAAGCTGGCGGCGGCGAAGGACAAGGGCCTCCACCCGCTGCTGAAGGACGTCGCCTCCTTCATGACCGATGAAATCGTGTCCCGGTTCTCCGACCGGCTGCGCCTCGAGTTCACCGGCCTGGACGTCCAGAACTCCCAGGAGCGGTGGCAGGAAAAGCTGCGCCACATGACCATCAACGAGGTCCGGGCCCTGTTCGACATGCCCGCCCACCCGCTGGGCTGGTTCGGTGATCTGCCCGCGGACGCCTCGATGCAGCAGGCCGAGTTCACGCGCATCGGCCAGGTGGCCACGCTGGGTGAGGGCCGGAAGCTGTGGGGCGGGTTCAACGCCTATCCCTCCCCCATCCTCGAAGAGTCCCCGCTCAACCCGGCCCTCGGCGCCCTCTTCCAGGCCGTGCTCTCCGTCCCCGCCGGGGATGGTGGCATGGAGGACGAGGCGGGTGCTGGTGGCGAAGCTGGGGGCCCTGGCGGCGCCGTCGGCGCGGACGTCTCTAAGCGGCTGCAGGAACTGACCGGCTCCGAGAAGCCCTATGAAACCCTGGACGCAGCGAGGGCCCGCGCCGGGGTCGGTGCCGGGGCGGGGGCTGACGAGGAGGGCGAGTGATGCCCGGCCCGCCGAAGGTCCACGCCGTGCGCCGGGATGCCCTTCCCGGCAAGGTGCGGGAACTCCCTGGCGGTGACCGTGCCCTCGTGCTGCTGGATCCCTGGACTCCCCGCGGCGCCTTCGCTGTCGGGGAGTTCGCCTTCGGTGAGCGCCGGTTCACCTTCGCTTGCCCGTGCGGCTGCATGGTGGTCCACAACGTCAAGATCCAGGGGCCCTCTGATCCCCCGCCCGATCCCTCCCTGGGCCCCTGCTGGGCCTGGGACGGGAACCTGGAGGCCCCCACCCTCCGTCCCTCCCTGGCGACAGTCACGCCCTGCCGGTGGCACGGGTTCCTGACCTCCGGCGTCTTCGAGTCCGTATGACCACCCCCGATCCCCGAATCCTCCGCGCCACCGCCCGCCGTGCTGAACCGGCGGGCGAGGTCGTTCTGAAGGCAGAGCGCCCGATGCGGATCATCAGGCGCCCCCCCACGGCCGGGGATATCGAGGTCGAGCGGTCCCTGTGGGGCAAGCACCCGGATCCCAACCAGGCCTGGATTGAGGACCAGCTGTTCGGGCTGGGGCATCGGTTCCTGCGGGACATGCTCGGCGCCGTGCTCGGGGTCGAGAAGCCCTCCCCCTTCGTCACCAAGGCCGACGCTCCCCGCCCGCCTGGCTGGGGTGAGGTCATGGCCCTGTTCCAGTCACCGGCCCCCGCGGCTGAGCGCCTGGCCACCTGGGAAACCCTGGTGGATGGGTTCACCCGCACCCTCCTCCCGGCCCAGACTGCCCAGTCCCAGGCCGCCATGTGGGCTCTCCGCTCCTCCCTGCTGGACCAGATCGGCCAGCGGGTGCATGCCGTCACCACCCCCGGCGCCTGGGATCGCCTCTTCCACGTCCTCCCCCCGGCCCAGCAGAAGCAGGTCGAGTGGGCCCAGGTCCGCGGTGCCCAGTTTGTGACCCGGATGACCACCTCGGCCCGCTCCTCCATCCTCGAGGCCCTGGTGGAATCGCAGATGGGCGGCGGGAACCACCACGAACTCTCCCGGGTGCTGCTGGAGCGCCTGGGGAACCTGAACCGGGACTGGCGTCGGATCGCCATCACCGAGACCGGCATGGCCGTCTCTTCGGGGCAGCTGCAGGCAGCCCTCGACAGCGGTGGCCAGTGGGAGGCGGTCTGGGTGGCCGGGCCCAAAGCCTGTCCCTTCTGCCGCGGGCACAACGGCACGGTGCTGAAGGTCGTCCCCGCGGATGCCCCGGTGCTGGACGGCCGCACGATGGTCTGGCCCGGGAAGCACAACGTCGGCCGCTCTGCTCACCCCACGCGCCGGGATGGCTCCCGCCGGGGGCCGGACGAGATGTGGTGGCCCTGCCTGCCCGCCCACCCGAACTGCGCCTGCGTCTGGACCATGCGTCGGGCGCTGGTCTCCTCCGCCGCCAAGCGCGCCGCCGAGCAGCTGGCAGCGATCCGCGCCGCGAAGTTCCAGGCCGCCCTCGCCGGGGTCTAGCCTTCGCCCTTCCGGCTGGACCGCAGCACCGCCTCGGTCACCAGGGCGTCCCAAATCTCCCGCATCTCCGCGGGGTCTGCGCCGTGCTTGGGGCCCTCGGTCGCCATCATCTGGCAGACGAGCGCCCCCACCCTGATGGCCTCCCGGACGGTGGCCTCCTGCACCCTGGCCTCGGGGTCGAAGATCGCCAGTTCGCCCAGGCGCGTGTCCAGGAAGGCGAAGAGGTTCCCCAGGTGCTCGAGGGCCATGGCCGCCGTGGTGGCGTAGGCTTCGGGGCCCTCCAGGCCGGTGACGTTCCGCAGCGCGTCCATGGGGAATGGTTACATGTCCCGCCGGGTTGCGATACAGAAAAGCGGGCGCGCGGCCCGCTCCCCTGCGTTCGCTGTGCGCTGGCTATGCGTTCGCAGCCATGGCCTTCTGCTTGCGGCCGTCGATGATGGCCTGGATGACCGCCGCGGCGTTCTCCACCGTCGGTGACGGCTTCGGCTGCTGGACCAGAACCGTCCGGCCGCGCGGCTGGCCTCCTGCGATCAGGAAGTAGCCGAGGTGGGTCAGGTGCGGAAGGTCGGGGTGCATGGGGATGGCTCGGGCCTGGGTCATCGTTGGTTCCTTGGGTGGTGGGTTGGGGTTCGCCATGAAGGCCAGGAGGAGGCGCTTGTCCCGCTCGGGGTCCATCAGGGCTCCTGGGGGCGCTGCAGTGGTTCGAGGGTGGGGTCCCGGAGGGGTTCGAGCAAGTCCGCGGTGCGTTCGAACCCTTCTGTCACCCGGTAAGCGTCGGCCTGGGCCTTCCTTGTCTCCGCGAAGATGGCCACCTTCTCCCCTCTGGTTGGGACAGGCAGGCCCATGGCCTGGACGCGTTCCTCAAGGCTGGGCGGTGGCGTGGCGGGCCGGTTGAGGGCCTCCCTGGCCGCGCGCACCGTGGGCTCTCCGTGGTCCTCCGGCCACTTCGATGGGTCCTCGTGCTTCCAGTCCTGGCTGTCGTCAGCGGCCACCACCCCGCCCTCGCACCCCTGGTGGTCGGTGATGAAGGCCAGGACCCTGGCGGCGGCATACATCCCGATCCCCAACCGAGGCGTGAACGATCCCCAATGCCCCAGCGGGACCCTGCGGCGGCATTCGGCGCACCCGAGGTAGTAGTCCCGGCTCATCGCAGCCCCCTGTTGGCCCGACGCGCTCTGGCCGCTGCCTTCCTGCGCTGGTGGCGGTTGCGCGGCACCTGGGCCCCTTCCTCGGGCTCCTGGGGCAACTTCGGCGGCTCTGGAGGAAGCGCCTCGAGGATGGGGCACCCTTCTGGAAGCGGGGGAAGGGAGGCCAGCAGGGCGCCGACCAGGAGGAGGCCTTGCCCGGCCCGGCTCATCGTCCCACCGCCCGGAACTGGACCGTGTTGTCCGGGGTGGGGTGATCCACCTTCCCGGCCGTGTGGAGGATCCGCAGCTGGCGCTCGACCTCCTTCTCGGTGATGTTGGCGTGTTGGGTGTCGATCAGGCGCTCCCGGATCTGGAGGGCCGTCATCGGGCACCGGGTCTCTCGCAGGCAGCTGAGGATGCGGTCGCGCTTCTCGTCTGCTTTCATGGCGACGGCGTTGGGGCGGATCACCGGCATGGGCGCACCTGCTCGGCCAGCACGGCCGCGTTCTGGTAAAGGCTGTGAATGGCGAGGCCCTCGGTGCTGTCCGCCTCGAAGGCCTGCCCCTTGGTGTCGTGGGCGATCCGGCTCACTTCGTGGGCGACGTTCACGAGGCTCCGGTGGATGGGCTCCTCCGTGGCCGCTGGCGGCTTGACGAACCCGCTCCTGGTGAGTGCGTCCCCCATGGCCCGCAGGCCCAGGAGGCTGACCGCCTGAAAGAGAACCCCGGCCCGCGTCACGTCGTCGCCGATCTTGGCTGCCCGGCGCAGGGCTTCGATGCCCGTCATGACCTCCTCGAATTCCGTGCCCGTCATCCCCCAGAGGGGAGGTTCCAGGCTCGTCCGGTTCCCCGGAGGCATCACCGGCAGCGGCGCCATGACCTTGGGGTTGTGGACGAGGCGCTGGGCCACCGCGAAGGCCTGCAGGATCTTCGCCTGCCCTCCGTTCGTGAGGGGCTTCCCTTCGACCGTGACCATGCGCTCGAGGGCCTGGAGGCTGCCCATGGCAAACATCGCCACTTCGTAGGGCCCCATCTCGACCTGGATCCCCTTGGGCGGCGGAGTGAAGGTCTTCCGCGCCGCGATGGCCTTGTCGGCATACCATCCGATCTTCCCGAGGTCCTGGCTCCCCGCGCCCTTGTGCTCGATCCGCCAGCTGTATTTGATGATCGTGCCCCGGCAGTAGGCCTGGAACCCTTCGGGCCCCAGGGCCGCCGCGATGGCGTCGATGCACTCCATCTTGTCGCTGTGGCAGTAATGCTCGGGGTGGTTAATTGGATCGTGGTCCATTCTTGCTCTCCTCGATGTAATGAATGGCTGCCGCCAGGGTGGATTTGTTCTCTTTCAAGAGGCCGATGCCGGTGTTGCAATTGGCGCATAGGAGCCCACGAATCGTGCCGGTCTCATGGCAGTGATCAACGACGAGCTTCCTGGTTATCCCCCGGCCACCCTTCCCCTCGCTTCCGCAGATGGCACAAAGGCCATTCTGTTTGTCGAGCATCCGTTTGTATTCCTCTGGGGTGATGCTGTATTGCAGGAGATCCCATTCGGCCTTGGTCTTTCTGTAGTGGTCCTTCTTGGTTCTTCGTTGTTCGGCGACGGCTAGACGGTGGCTTTCCCTTTGGGCCTTCAACCTGCATTCCATGCCGCAGTAGAAGTTGCCTCCGCTCTGTGGCGTGAAGGTCTCTCCACAAACTCGACACGGCTTTGGTTTGCATGGCCCCTTCTCTGCCCAGGACATCTTTCTTCGATTGGTCATCGATGCCTCCGACCACACTATGCTCGTCACTTGTGATGAAAGCAATCAGTGTGGTCTCGGCCATCACTCGCCTTCCTTCCTGTGCGCTGCATCGTGGATGATGCCGACCTTGGGCTCGGCCGCCTCTTCTAGCAGGTCGCCGATGATGTGGGCGCACCGCTCGAAAAGGACGAAGAGGGCCGCGTTGTCCCAGAGGACTGGCGCCGTGTGCCCCTTGATCCCTTCCTCGAACTCGAGGAGGCGGATGCACCGGGTCTTGCCCTCCGTCAGCTTGTGGATGACGTTCGCCATCCGGTCGTTGTGGACGATGACCACGCTGTCCCTGGAATTCCGGGCCCCGTTCAGGACCGCGCTGGTGTGCCCCACCTGCCGACCGTTCGGGCCGCTGTAGTAGGTGAGGATGGTGCGGAGGAGGTCGAGGGTGCGTTCGGCGCTCTCTTTCGTGGTCATGGGTGCTCCTGAAGCATGGCCGTGTAGAGGGCGGCGAGGCGTGGGCTGAACCGCTCGGTGGCCCGGATGGCCTCCTCGAGCCCGGCTCGATCCAGGTTGCGGACGAAATCGCGGTGATCGTGCAGGTTGATGGCGATGGCCTTCCACTTCTCCGCCCGCTCCAGGTGCGCCACCGCGTCCGCGAGCAGCTTGTCGTGCCGGTCGAAGAGGAGCGCGTTGCACCGCCAGCACCCGTGGCCTTGGGGGTCCGCGTTGCATGGATCCTGGTCGCTGCAGCTGGTGCGGCTGTGCTCGGGGAATTCGTCGGCGTGACTCATGGCAGCGGCTCGGGAAGGGTGATGGAGGCGGCGATGCGGGCTTCGATGGCCTCTGCTCGCATCATGGCCTTCTTGGCCTCGGTGCGGAAGTTGATTTCCATGATCGCCAGGATGTGGTCCTCGAAGGGCGCGATGGCCTTCTGGAACTCGGTCTCGATGGCCTCGGTCTGGGGCCGGTGGTAGTTCCAGTCGTCCCCGCTGGTCTTGACCTGGAAGACGTCGTGGAGCGGCCTCGAGTTGTGGATGGCCCAGTCTCGCTTCTTGGCCACGACCTTGGCGTATCCCTCGAGCTTCTCGCTGGTCCGGCGCAGGGCCGTCGCTTGATTCTGAAGTTCGTTCAGGGTGTTCAGGCTCATGGCCACTCCGGAGGCTGGGGTTCATCGGCGGGCATGCATGCCTCGTGCAGCATCAGGTTGTGGTGCCCGGCCTTGAAACCGGCGATGAAGGTGGGGTCGGTGATGGCCTTCCCGCAGCGCGCGCAGGTGGTCTTCATCCCCTTCTGAATCCGCCCGGCGGTCGGGAGGCGGAGCGTGGCGTCCAGCCTCCCGATGTCCGTCAGGCGCGTGGTTGGTTTACGCACCTGCATGGTTCAGTCCACACCGGCTTCGGCACCGGCCGCGGACTCACCCCCGAAGTCCAGGCCCTGGGTCTCGGCCTTGGTGGCGGTGGGCTCCGTGTTCGGCTGGTTGTCCATCTTCACCATCCCGTCCTCGATGTGGACGCCCACCTTGCCGGTGCTGTCCACCATCTCGATCCAGATCTGGTAATCCTTCTCGTGGGCCATCTCCGCCAGCATGGCGAGGCTATCGTCGTCCAGGAGGCTGCCGTCCGCGATGCGGATCACCCGGATCCGCGGGTTGGCCGCCATGGCGATGGCCGTGCTCACCTTCAGCTGCTCGGCGCCGGAGGCCTGATCGAAGGGGATCCCGTTGTAGGTGACCACGCCGTCCTGCAGGCCCAGGCCAGGGACCGGCATCTCCGCGGCAGCGATGGCCTCGGCCTTCACCTTCTTCCGGGCCTCCATGGCCTCGGTCAGCCCGGCGGCTTCGCCCTCGAGTTCCCGCGCGCGGTCCAGGTGCTCGTCGCGCTTGGCCTGCTGCTGGGCGATGAGGTCCGCCTGGCGGTTCTGCTCCTGGGCCCTGGCGATCTGCTCCCGCAGGGCCGTGGCGTCCTCGACCTCGGGCAGGGGCTCCATCTGCATGATGGCCACCGCCTCCTGGTCCACCCAGGCCTTCACGGCCGCGCGCTCCTGGCGCATGGCATCGAGTTCCCGCTCTTTCTGGGCGATGGCATCCCCGAGGTCACTCCACCGGATGCTCTGGTCGTCCAGCTGGCGGCGGCGCTTGTCCTGCTCCCGCTCGGCGTTCCCCCGGGCCACGGTCTGGGCGGTGATGCCCTCCATGCGCGCCAGGAGGGTGCTGAGGTCCACCGGGGCGGGTGGGGTCTGCATGGGGATGGCCTCTCCGGCCGCGCGCGCCTGGGCCGCCTGCTTGTTCAGGTTGGCCCGGGTCTCGAAGTCCCGGAGGTTCAGGCCGTCCAGCCGGTCCAGGTCCACCTCGATCTTGGCGATGGCCCGGAGTTCCTCCGCCTGCCGCCGCTTGTCCATGCGGGTGAAGGCGAGGGGGTCGAAGGTGATGGATCCCATCATCGCGTCGAGCATGCCCTGGGGCCCCTTGAACCGGGCGCCCTCGGCGCTCTCGAGCGTGAGTTCGGACACCGTCTCGGTGCCCTTGGTCTTGAAGGTCCGGGTGGCGATGATCTCGGCCTCGGTGTTCCCGAGGGCCACGCGGATCCGGCACTCCTTCGAGCCCTCGCGGATCGGCTTGCCGGGGATCAGCTTGCCCCCGCCGAGGGTCACCCAGAGGGCGTCGATGGCGCTGGTCTTGCCCTGGGCGTTCCGCCCGGTGATCTGAACCAGGTCCCCCTTGGGGATGATCTGGATGGCCTGGATGCGCTTGAAATTCTCGACCTGAAGGCCGACAACGCGCAGCGGTGCAGGGGTGGGTGTCATGGTGGCTATCTCCTGTGCGGGTGGTGCCCCGGCGGGGCGGTGAACTTCCATAATGGGCAATCAGAGCCGAAGGTCAACCCTCGAAGCCGCGTCCTCGTGGCTCTTTCCCAGGCGGATCCGGTCAAGCTCCGCGGAAAGAAGGGCCATGGCCTTGACCAGGGCGCCCTCGGCCGTGTGCGGTGGGTTCCAGGTCTCCGGGGCCCAGGGCCATTCCGTGAAGGGCCGCCCTGGCGCCGCCCCGGCCCCTTGGGTGTTGAGGAGGATCGCCTGCTTCAAGAAGCACGCGGCCCCCCTCGAAAGCTGCATCCGGTCCTGCCTGGTGGCGTCGAATGTGGCCGAGAACCCCAGCTCCTCGACCTGCCTCCGGCGCTCCCGGAGGGCAAGGATGAAGCTGGGGTGAGCAAGCAGGGCGGCCAGGAGGGTGCTGGCGTCAGTCTCGAGCGGCTGGTCGGTGATGCTGGAGCCCATGGTGACCTCCTGCTCTATTCTGCGCCGGGTGTGGCTCCCCGTCATACGCCACAAGGTCTAGAGTTGAAATTCCCGGCGTTCGCCCCCGACATGCTTGGGGTCCTGACCGTGGTGGCGGGCCTCGCCGCGAAGGGCCAGCCGGACGACCTCGCAGGCCCTTCCGACCCGGCACCCGTTCTCATGCCTCGGGGGAGCGCCGATCATCCGGCCGCCATCGGTGACGTGGCAGCTGGGGCACCACCGCTCTCCGAACGGCCCGGTCTCCCACTCCTGCTCGAAAAGCAGGCCGTCGGCCAGCAGCAGCGCGTTGTAGAGGTCCAGGTTCCTGTCCTGCAGAACGTGGATGGCGCACTCCATCCGGCGGATCCGCTTCTTCATGCCGCGGGCCCGGGCCTGCCACCAAAGGCGCTTCGTGGTGTTCGCCATCTTCGTCCACCATGCGGCCTTGATCTGGGCCCCCAGGTGGTTGATGACGCGCTGGCTCGTGCCCAGCTGGTTCCGCTGCAGGTCGATGAGGCCTTCGAGTTCTCCGGCCTCCGCCTCGAGGTTCTGGATCCTCTCGTCGCGGTCGGCACACCCCTGGATCGCCAGCTTGGCGATGCTCTCCCGGCTGTCGGACCCTTCCCGCAGGGCGGCGGCGATGTCCCTCTCGTTGTCCAGGGCCCGGGCGGCGTCGTTGATGGCCGCGGAGGCGTTCTCGAGCGCCGAGCAGGCGTCGGGGTCCTCCGTCTTGGCCGCGGCGCGATCCGCGTCCGTCTCCTCGCCCTGGAGGTGCTTCAGCATCCGATCCACGTCCGGGCAGGTGTGGGGCGGGAGCGGCTTCAGGTCGGAGAGCGCCTGGTCAATGGTTTCCGTGCTGGGCAGCATAGGGGTTCCCTCGCGGTTTGGTGATGGTGTAGGTGGTGAGGCCGTTGTGACGGTTCTTGCTGCAGGTCCACTGGGGGAACTGCATCCTGAACCCGGTCTCGGCCAGGATGGTCGGACTGGTGAATCCCTGGCTGGCGCTATCCGCCGTCGGCTGGACAGCAAAGGCCTTCTCGAAGAGCGCCGCGGCGTAGGTCATCGCTCCGCCCTCGGGCATGGCGCTGATGTCTTCGAGGATGGAATCGAGTGCTCGCTGCTGGCTCACGGCCGCTCCTGCTGGGGGGTCTTGGGTGCCTGAATTTCGGCCATCACCTTGTCCACGAAGGCGGCGGCCATGGCCTTGCGTTGACGGGGCGTCAGCTTCTTGCGGGGCTTCATCTTGGGGTAGCGGTCGCGGGGCTGGATCACTTGCGCCTCGGCTTCACGAAGTAGTGAATGGTCAGAATCTCCCTGCCCGTGGGGATGTGTTCAACCGGCGCGTGCGGGTGATTGAGTGGATCGGGCTGAAGGTCCTGGTCTTTGTTGATGCTCTCGACCTCGATATCCCCGTTCTCGATCTTCCGCGCCAGTGCGTGGAGGGTGTCCGCAACCTTCCGGCGCAGCGCGTTCCGTCGCTTCTCTTCCATGGGGTCCATGGTTCATTCTCCCGGCAGGATGATTTGCCCGGCGGCCGTGGTGAGGCTGATCCTGCGGGCCTCCCCGATGACAAAGCTGGCCCGGCGCGCGGCGGATTCCCGGTCGAACAGGGCCGGGCGGTGGAGGGCGAGGATGCTGAGGACTTCCGCGAGGCAGCTGGTGGCGAGGCCGCAGGCGGCCATGTCCAGGGGGTTCGGGATGTCCCGGTAGACGGTGCGCTGGAAGGCGGCGCTGGTGCTCATGTGCATGGCGAAGATGGCCAGCGCGAAGGCCTGGAGCGCCTCGTCGTCCATCTGGTCTACCAGTTCGGTGATCCTGGCCGGGTTGAGGTCCGTCTTCGGGTCGCGCACGGCGATCTGGGCGATGTGGTCCACCGCATCCCGGATCTGCTGCTGGGTCTCAGGGGTGAGCATGGTTTTCCTTCTCCTTCTTGGCGATGGCGTCTTCCGCTGCCTGAATGGCGAACTTGGCGGACCTGGGAATGGGCCGACCTTCCCGCAACGCCTTGTTCCACCGGCCAATGGTGGACCATGGCACGTCCCCCATGATCCTGCGGAGTTCGGTCACGCTCCCGGCGCGGGATGCCAGTTCGTCGATGGCGGTGGGGGTATTTTTCTTCATGAGCGGCTCCAGAGAGCCAGGGGAGGGTTGGTCCCTCCCCTGGTGCGGCGTCGTGGTCACTCCCCCGGTAGGGGCGTGGCGGGCCCGCTGGCGGCGGCGCTGCAGTCGGGGCACGCGGGGTCCCCGCAGGTTCCCCCGGTGGTGAACTCGACGGGCCCCTTGAGCCCCTGGGCGCGGAGGGCCCCGAGCATCTCCGCGAGGTTCGGCATGGAGCGCGCGCGGTCCCTGCGCTGATTGCTCAAGGCTCGCTGCTCGGTCATGGTCCCGCTGAGGCCCTTGAGGATGATGTCGTTGCCGAACTCCGAGGCCACGCATCCGAAGGACCCGCCCTCTGCCTGGAACACCGCTCCGAAGCTGGCGGCGAGGACGGGGGCCGGAGCGGGAATCGACTCGAGGCTCTGCAGGACGCCATCGATAAGGTCGTAAAGCGCCCGGCCGCTGTCGCCGAGGCGGAGGATGCGGTCGTCCAGGGTGACGGTCTCGGTCGGCTTGACCTCCTGGGTGGGCGGGGCGTCGTGCTCGGGCCCGAGGTCCGCTGCGGCCGGGAACGGCGTGATGTTCTGGGGCTCCTCCCCCTGGCTGTCAGGGACGGGAGGGATGGGGGTGTCGCTCATAGGCGGCTCCTTTGCGATTGGGCGGGTTGCCCGTGGTGCCCATTATGGGTGATTGCCCGAAACGGTCAACCTTGGGGGGTGCCCTTCTTCTTCGTGGCGACCTGGATGCCGATCCAGACCCCCAGGCCGAGGATCAGCAAGAGGCCGCCACAGGTGGCGAATCCGACAAGGAAGGGGCCGACGAAACCGTTCACGGTAGCTCCAATGGGGTCGATGAGGACGCGCTTTGCGGCCTCGGGGATGTGGGGGTGTTCCTGGTTCCGCTTCCATGCGTCCCACCAGGGGGGCAGTGCGTTCTTTTCGGCGTATCCGCTCTCGCGCCGCCGCTGGGGCAGGTCCTCGATATCGAGCCCCATGGCCGCCCAGGTGGCCTCGAGGATCTCCACCTCTGTCCCGTAGCGGGCCTGCCAGGTCCGCGGGGCCTTGTGGAACGCCAGCTTCAGCGGGTCCACCGGGGCCAGCATGCCCTGGTGGTGTCCCTCGCACAGGGGAATGACCTCCCAGTTCGACGCGCGCTGGCTGCCCCCGTAGCCTGCCCGGATGTGGTGCAGCTTGGTTGGGCCGACCTGGGCCACGCCTTCTTTCCTGCAGCACCAGCACCCCAGTCGCACCACGCGGTTCTTGTGGATGGCCTCGGCCGGGGTGGTGGGAATCTGGCGCACTCGGGTGTAGGACCGCTTGGGGCGCGCCAGCTTCTTGGCCCGCGGCCGGACGCCATCCTGGCGGGACTTCTTCGACGGCCGCCGTTCCTTGAATGCGTGAGCCTTCAGTTCCGTCTTCCGGCCGAGGCCCGCCTTGCGGGTGAGAGGGGTCTGCTTCACCGTGGCTCCTGGGTCACGCGGGGCGCGACGGAAATATCGATAGGCTTCCACCACCCGTCCATCTGGAGGGTGGCGGCGTAGCGCCCGAGCGGCTTCCTCTCGAGGCCCACCACCTTGGCCCCCAGGCCTTCGGCGATGTGGAGGATCAGGTCGTGGTTCCCGACGGCGTTCTCCGTCCACGGTGCGGCGATGATGTCCAGGTCGCGCTCTTTCGACCCGTGTTCGCCGATGGCGTATCCGACCTCTCGAGCAAGCGCGCGGATGCGGTCAACCGGCGGGAGGTCCGGGTATTCCCATCCATCGCACGGCTCGACGGTGGCGGTCCCGCACTTCCAGCAGGTGGTGCCGGGGCGCTGGGAGTTGCAGGCTGGGCAGTGCATCGGCGGGCTCCTCGATGCTCACGGATTGAGGATGGCGTCGGCTTTGGCGAGGGCGTTGGTCACGGTCATGCCCTCGTTGTAGCCTTCATGGAGTAGCTGCTGGTTCGTGTGGCGAAGCTCAAGGACGCACTCCCGGAGGGATTGCTCCAGCAGATCGGCTCGGTTGCGCTGTTCGCGGGCGATCCGGCGCAGGGTTTCATGGTGCCTCAAGGAAGCCTCCGAGGATGGACAGCCTCACTCGGCTGGGGTGTGGGTTTTCAAAAGGTCGGACAGGCGGGTGTCGCAGAAGATGGCGCGGTCCTCGCGCTTGAGGTCGATCACCCCGAAGGGCTTGCGCTCGATGACCTTCCAGATTCGCCCTTGGGCATCCTTCCAGCGGCTCCCGATGGGTGCTTTGGCTTGGGTTCCCATGCGTCCTCCAGTGGACAGGTGCGCTATGCGCGGAATGGGGTGGGAGGTTCGCGGCGGTTGACCTTGCGGTAACAGGCGGCGCAGAGGGTCGAAGCGATGCTTCCGTCCATGTCCTCGCTCTGGATGGTTGCTGGGGAGGGGCAGAGGTCGCATGGCTCGTTTTTCGGGGTGTGATAGACGGTCATCGGAGCCTCCGGCTCTTGGACAGGAGGCGCGGGGCCGCGCCGTTCCTGGGGTGATGGTTCCGGCTCCCGGAACGTGTTCGGACTCTAGCCGCAGCTGGTCTCGGCGCGCCCCGAACCACGGGCTGCTGCTGGGGCTATAGAAATAGTCCCGGCCGCCGTTGTCCTGCTCGCGGCGGATCTCGGTGAGGGTCTTCCCGGGAAACTCGCACCCCTGGTCGTTCACGAAGGTCACGCGGTCCCCAACCCTAAGCGCTGGCCCGGCCCTCATTCCCCACCCCCGGCGCTCTGCGCGTCCACCATGGCCTCATGGACCGCCTTCACCAGCTGCGGCTCCGCGTGGTTCTCCACCAGGACGCGCTCGGCCTCGCTGGCGGCGTAGGCCACGCCCTTCTTCCACCCCTCCCCGTAGCGCCCGTTCCCGGGCTGCAGGCCCCTCCCCCTCAGCAGCAGGCCCTGGGCCCTCAGCGCCTCGGTGTGCTTCCAGACCGTGGTGATGCCGAGGTTCAGGTGGATGGCCACCTCTTTGATGGTGGCGGCCCGGCCGGTCTCCGCGCAGATGGCGTAGACGGCGTCGAGGACGTTCTTCTGGAACTTGGTCAGGTGGCTCATCGCCCCCCCCTGGTGATGCGCGCCATGCGCGCGCGGAGTTCTACAAGGTTCTGCTGGTATGCCGCGATCTGCCCCTGGTCTCCTGCCGATTTTGCCAGCTGCTGGATCAGCATCGCGGTTTCCCTCTGGATGAATTCCCGCTCGAGTCGGACCTGCAGCCGCTTGGGGTCCACCTGCCCGGTGGCCTGCTCTTTCGCGCATGCCCCGCGGACGATGGCCTGGGCCACCTTATCCATCCCCTCGGTCTCGCCCCCCATGTCCAGGATGGTTTCCAGCACCCCTGCCCCCTCTCTCCAGGTCCACCACCCCTCCGGGATGTTGTGGATCCAGTCCAGGTAGGGGCCCTTCTTGGCCGCCATGGCGATCATCGCGCCCACCGCGTCGTCCGGTTGGGTTACGGGCCGCGTTGGGGCCTTGGGCGCCCTCTGTTCCCCCTTCGTGGCCTCGGCTGGCTTCAGGCTTTGCGGTGGCACCTTGAGGTCCATCGCTGCCGCCATCGCCACCTCTTCGCGTCTGGGCCCAGGAAGGTATGAGATCCATTCCGCGACCTCGTGGGCTGCGGCCAGCCGGTCCTCCATTCGGCGCAGGTCCTTCCCTGCCTTGGCCCGGTCCAGGGCGAAGGTGGCCCAGTCCGGCGCCGCCGTGATGGCCGTCTTCGTCCGGGTCCCCATCTCTCGCGCCCAGGTGTCAGGGTCGTGCTCCATGGGAAGCGTGAGGATCCGAACCTCGAACCCCGCGGGAAGGGCCAGCTTCAGCGCCTTGTGGGTCGCCAGCTGGCCCGCGTCGTCCCCGTCCATGATGAGCGTCAGCCGGTTCGTCCACCGCCTCAGCGCCTGCAGGTGGCCCTCCGTGAGCGCGGTCCCCAGGGGGGCAACCGCCTCCTGGACCCCGTGGGCGCATAGGCTGATCGCGTCAAAGTAGCCTTCCACCAGAACCGCCCCGCTGGCCCGCAGGAAGCCCTTCGCCCGGTGCAGGTGGAACACCACGTCGGACTTCCGAAAGAGCGGGGTTTCCTTTGTGTTCATGTATTTGGGCGCATCCGGCGGGGCGCCTGGCATCACCCGGCCCCCGAAGGCGATCACCCGGCCGCGGGTGTCCCGGATAGGCACCGTGATCCGGTCGCGCAGGAAGTCGATCATGGTCCCCCGCTGGCTCCTGGATGCGAGCCCGGCCGCCTCGAGCAGGTCCGGCCGGAACCCGACGCCCTGCAGGTGCTGGATGGTGGGGTCCCACCCGGCCGGGGCGTATCCGATCCCCTCCTCCTGGGCGACCGCGAAGGTGATCCCGCGCTCCTCGAGGTAGGCCCGTGCCTCGTAGTTCTCGTGCAGGCTGGCCTCGTAGAAGTCCTGGGCTGCCTGGAGGGCTTGGACGGCGCGTTCTTCCCCCGGGGCCTGCTGGCGCTGCTCTCGGGGGGGTAGATCGATTCCCGTCCGGCGGCTCATCTCCTCCAGGGCCGTCTCGAAGTCCATCCCGTGGACCGTCGAGAGCCAGTCGAAGGCATCCCCGCCCTCCCCGCAGCTGAAGCAGTGCCACGTCCCCTTGTCGGGTTGGACTGAGATGCATGGTGTCCGCGATCCCCCGCCGTGTGCGGGGCAGGGGCCACCCATCCATCCCGTGCCTTGTTTCCGGAGCTTGATCGTCTCCTGGCACAGTGCTGGCAGATCGGCGGCGTCCCTGATTGCGCGGATCGCTTGGGTGCGGTCCACGGTCCCTCCTTTGCAGGGATCAGCTTCGCCGGTTTCGATCTTTTTTCAACCCCTCGCCCGCCCCTTTCTTGTGCCACCTGGTGTCGCCTGGTGCCTGAAACGCTCGAATCATCGCGCTACTCCTGGGTTTGTCGGGGCCCACAGTTTAATCCGATTCCCTCCCTCGCGCTCCCCCTCAAAAAGAAAGAACTTGCACGGGGTCGAAAATGTTCCTAAATTCACCCCTGCAAAGGAGGCCCTTATGGCCATGTCGAAGAAGGAACTTGCCGATGTTGCGGATCTCCGGGCCCGGCTGGCCCAGGCGACCGCTCTGCGTGACCTCACCCTCCATGTCCCCCCGCAGGTCCCCTTGGACAATGCCGGTGGGAGCACGGTTCACGGCGGGATCTGGTGGGCGAACCCCTACCACGTCTTGACCCTCATCGGGGGGCCTTGCGGTGGTTCTGTCCACGCCTGTGTCGGCCCCGGGCTCCGGCGCGGGTGCTCGTCTCACGCGACGTCCGTCGATTCGACGGGGCTGCGCGCCACCTGTTGGGTTCAGGGTCCCGGCGTCTTCTACTACTCCCGGAAGCACGCCCTCTTGGCGGTTCGGGATGCCGTCGTTCAGCGATTCGCGGCCACCCTGGCGGCCGTGGACGCCGAGTTGGCACGGGAGGTCTGATGGCCCGCAAGCCTCCCCCCTGTCGCCCCCCCTTCTCTTTCGAGGCTGAGGCCAAGGCTCCGGCCGGTCTGAAGGGCATCGTCTCGGTCTGGACCGACGACATCAGCTTCTCGGTCGAACTCCCCCAGAAGGGGTTCCGCAACCCTCCCGGTGTCCCGGCTTTCATTCCCACTGTCGGCCGCCGCTACCGGGTCACCGTCGAGGAACTGCCATGACCGGCCCTCTCTTCCTCCCCTCTCTGAACGAGCGGATCCGCGACCTCGAGCGCGCCGTTGGGCGGGTCCGGCACAGCCTGTCTCTCCTGCAGCACCAGGATTCGTCGTATGCGCAGGACCACCGGGCACTGCTGGCGGCCTACGGTGAGGCCCTGGCCGTCTTCAAGCGCCACCGGGACGCGGCGGTGAACTCTGGCCCGGCCGTGCTGGACGAACCGAACGGCCCGCTCTGTCCGGTGTGCTGCCGTCCCTCGTGGCCCATGTCGCAGAACGGCCGTCTCTGGCGGTGCTCCAAGCCCGAGTGCATGGTTTCCAGCTTCGTGCTCTCCGACAAGCTGCCCGACTGGGAGGCTTCCGAGGCGCTGGCTGCGGGTCAGGAATTGGAGCACCTGGGCGCTTCCCTCAAGGTGCAGCCCGTGAGCCTGCCCCAGTCCTACAACGTCAACGGCCGGGAGGTGCTCTCCGTGGCTGGGGTCCAGGCCCTGGCCCGCGAGGCCTTCCCGGACGGCATCCCTCCCATCCTTCCCGATCTGGGCACTCTTGAGGATCCCTCCAATGGCTGAAAACTCCGGCATCGCCTGGACCCACCTACTTCTGGTGTTCGGCTTTGTGGCACTTTCGGCAGAGCGTGAGCCCGTTGGTGGTCTCAAAGCGAAGGTCTGGGAAGTCCGCGAACGGCTTGATGTGGTGCGCTTGCAGGTTCCTTCCCCTCGAGTCCCCGCAGTGCTGGCATTTGAACCCATCGCGGGTAAACACGTCGTATCGCCATCGCTTGTATTCGGCCGTGAATCGAATCCCACGCCGCTCCGCCAGCTTCCCGTCCTTGAAGGCGTGATGCTGCTCTCCCGTGACGGCGTTGCCGCCCTCTCGAAGGGTGCGACTGATCTTCTGTCGGACCTCTTCCGTCCGCTGAATGCCCTTCTTGGGCCCCGGCTTACCCAGCCTCGCCTGCCTCATGGCTTCAATGGCCTCCGGGGTGTGCTTGTGGCCCTTGAAGGTCGAGACTCGTCCCTTGGTGGTCTTCCTCACCTTCACCCTTCGGCACTCGTGGCATGTTGACGCTCTCCCGTCGCCCCGGCTTCTATCGGCTCCGAAGTCTCCCAGTGGCCGCCATCTGTCGCACCGCATGCACCACTTCTCGCCCGCCACGAGACGCCCCTGGTAATCCTCCAGGCTGATTCCAAGCCTCGCTGCCGTGACCTTCGCCACTCCAATCGCAGACCCCATTTTTCCTCCGTCAACGTATTATCCGTCCAATCAATCCCGAGGCCGACTAAAATAAGCCTCTCCCTTATTTCACCCCCTGCAAAGGAAAGCCCATGCGTGAACTCTCCCACCACGACCTCCTCCAGTGCGTCCGCCGCCTTCCAGCCCCGGTGCGCGACCTCCTCAAGGCCCGCCCCGATCTCATGGTCGCTGGCGGCTACATCCGGGCCTGCGTGGCCGGGGAGAAGGTCTCGGACATCGACATCATGTGCCCCTCGAAGGATGCGGGCGGGGCCTGCGCTCTGCAGCTGGCGAATGCCAGCGGCGGGGTCAAGGTCCACACGACCGAGAACGCCCTGACGGTGAAGCTGCGGCCGGTCCCGGCCCAGTTCATCACCCGCTGGACCTTCTCGAACCCCACCGACGCCCTGCTGTCCTTCGACTTCTCGATTGCCTGCGCGGCATTCTGGTGGGATCCCAAGGGGGGGCCCTCCGGCGGGTGGTGCTCGATGGTCCACGACGACTTCTATCCCGATCTGGCCGCGAAGCGGCTGGTCTATCTCGCCCCCGTGCGCGAGGAGGAGGCGGGCGGTTCCATGCTCCGGATCCTCAAGTTCTACCAGCGGGGCTACCGCATCCCCCTCGACTCCCTGGGCGCCGTCATGGCCCGGCTGTTCGTCGCCATCGACTGGCGGAGCGTGATGGGCGAAAAGATGGAGCGCCCGGAAACGATGCGGGAGCCTGAAGCCCAGGCAGCAAAGGTCCTCACGGGCCTGCTGCGCGAGGTGGACCCCAACATCGACCCGGACCACATCAGCCACCTGCCCTCTCTCCCGGCCGCCACCGATCCGGCCGCCATCGAAGAAGCCCCCGCCGAATGAACCCAGAGAAGGTCACCGCCGGGCTCGCCGTGGCCCATCTCTACCGTCGGTATCTGCCGCCCGAGTGGTTCTGCGTCCACGAGCCACTGATCGGCCAGTCCGGGCCCAGGAACTCCGACCGGAGGGCTGACTTCATGGCCCTCCGGATGTGGGGTGGTGGCACCCGTGGTCCCCTGGGGTTCGAGGTGAAGGTCTCCCGGGCCGACTTCCTCCAGGAAGTGGCGGACCCCGACAAGCGTGGCCCTATGGAGGAGGCCTGCTCGGCCTGCTACTTCGTCGCCCCTTCTGGGATCTTCCGACCGGATGAACTCCCCGACGGCTGGGGCTGGCTGCAGCTGACCTCGGCCGGGCTCATTCGGAAGAAGGAGGCCCGCCACCGGAACGCTCCGGCGCCGAACTGGCTCCTCTACGTGCTGATGAAGCGGCTCCTCGACACCCGCTGGAACGAGCGGGCCCGGCGGCCGATTGTGGTGGACGTCACGCCGGAACTCTTCAAGTTCGCCGGGCTTGAGGTCACGCCCAATCAGCTGATCGGCGAGGCCCGGAAAATGTTCACAAAGGAACTGGAGACCGCCCGGGCCCAGGGCCGCACCGAAGAGGCCGAACGCCGGGCCGCGCGCGCCTCAGATGCCTCTACCGACCTCGAGGCCTTCGTGAAGGTCATCCAGAAAGTCACCGGGCTCTCGAACTGGGAGTCCCGAAATCTTGAGCGCCTGGAGGGTGCCCTGCGGGCCGGGTGGAACAAGGACACGGCCGCCCATCGAGCGCTCCTCGAATCCTGCCTGTCCTCTGCTCGGAACGTCCACCGTAACGCCGAGAACCTCATCCACCTGCTCGAGCGCCCCGTCCTGGAGGGTTCATGAATCGCGGCCGTCCTCCCCTCGCCCTTGGGCTCTGGCCGGACATGATCGAGGCCGCTCGTGGCGTCTCCCACCTGGCCCACGCGCTCGGCATCACCGCGCGTGGGCTCCGGTGGGTCTACACGGGCCAGCGCGCCTTGAAGGGCAAACACGCCGCCGCGGCGCGCGCATTCGCCCGGCTCCACCGGATCAACCTGCGGGCCTACTCCCATCCCTCGTCCCCGGCTGCGCTTCTCGTGTCCACGGCGTCCGGGTGGTTCTTCGTGCCCTCCGAGCCTGGCGGGTGGGACCGGGCCGTCACCGCGCGCCGGAACCCCGACGAGGATTGGTCCTCCCTCCCCGCCCTCGAGGTTGACTTCCCGTCGATCTGGCCCTCCATCTCCCCCTGGGACGTTTGACCCAGAAAGTTCCGAAAGGTCTACATGCCTACAGCGGTTCCGCTTCCTGTTTTCGATTTTTCATCCTGTTCTGTGGCCGAAGCAAAGGGCGCCATCCTGGCCCGGCTTGGGCCCGATGGATCCGGGCACACGCCCTTCTGTGTCTTCCGGGGGGCCAAGCACCAGCCGCACGCCGGTTGCGCCGCCATGCCCTCTTCCTGGCGCCCCCCGGTGGCCCTGACCGCGGCGCTGGAGGAACTGAAGGCTTCTGGCGCCGTGGAGCGAATTGGTGCCTACCTTTGGTTGCGGCCGGGGCGCACCGCCGCTAACCTGGACGCTCGGCGCGGGGTAGTTCAGCCCGGTAGAACGCTGGTTTCATACGCCAGAGGTCGCTCGTTCAAATCGAGCCCCCGCCACCAAACCCCAACCGCCTAGCGGATGCAAGTGGGCCCCCTCCCGGGGGCCCTTGCTCTGCGTATCCCTGGAGGTCCCCATGGTCACAACCCCGCCCCGTCCGCCCCGGCGCGAGAGGATTAAGGATCGATCCGTTTTCCTGCGCGGCCCCGAGAACCTCGAATTTCTGCACACCCTGCTGGCCAAGCTCCCCTTCGACGATGAGAACCCCGTCGAGGTCCTCATGCGCGAGCAGGTCAAGAAGCGCCAGGACCGGCTCAACCAGGCGATGTGGGCGGGCACCCTGCGCGACATCGAGCGGCAGGCTCATTTCCCTCACCCGAACGGCCCGACCTATCCCGCCGCGGTCTGGCACGAGCACCTGAAGGAGCTTTTCCTGCCCGACGAGAATCTGCCCGACTTTGACCCCTCTCTCGTGCTCGACGGCTATCACAAGTGGGACTTCGACCCGTTCAATGGCCAGCGGCGGCTGCACGGGTCAACCACCCACCTGACCGACAGGGGGATGCGTCTCTACGTGCTGCAGGTGGAGGCGCACATGGCCTCTGAATATGCGGTGACCTTCACCGTTCCGGAGGATGAACGACGGGGATGAACGGAATCTCGGGGACGGGCGCGATCCCACCCCGCTCCACCGCCTGCGCCATCGCCTCTCGGTGCCACGCCCAGTGATCCAGATCGTCCGGCCGCTGCTCCAGCTTCGCTGCTGGGTAGCGGCTTTCCATGTGCTGGCTGCCGTCCTGCAGGTGGCGCCGGTAGTCGTGCTCCGCCGCCTGGACCTCCAGGTGCGTCTCTGCCAGCGCGTGCGCGAGGTTTTCCCTGGGATCGGTCTGGCTGGTCATTGGAGCCTCGCTTGGTCGAAGGTCATGGTGTCCACCGGGGCGAACTCGTCAACGGTGGGGTGATGGCACCCGGCCATCACCATCCACCCGCACTCGGGGCAGGAGTAGCTTCCGCGGCGGACGTCGGTCTCTTCGGGGTGGTGCTGGCACTGGCTCACGCAGCCTCCTCTTTGGTCTGGGCGGCCCGGGCCCGCAGCGCGCGCAGAGTGTGCGCGATGCCGCTGTCGTCCAGGTAGCCTTCTTTCGATTGGTAGATGTCCGCCAGGGTCTGCTTCCGCTTCACCCGCTCCCGGGCGGTTCGGTCGTAGGCGTGGTCCGCCAGCAGGTTCGTCACGTTCACGTCCTCCGTCTGGCCCAGGCGGTCCATGCGGGCGGTGCGCTGCTCGTGGGTCTTGTAGGTCATCGGCTGGTCGAAGTGGATCAGTTCCTTGGCGCGCTGGAGGTTCGCCCCGGTGGCAGCGGCGTCGGATGCGATCAGGACGTCGGCGGTGGCCTGGCGGCCAGGTGCGCCCTGGAATGCGGCCAGCTTGCCCGGCTTGTCCTTCGAGGAGTCCTTGCCGGTGATGCTGGCGACCCGCAAGCCAGCCTCCTCCATGGCCTTGTGGAGCGCTTCCACGGCCTCTAGCCGGTGGGCGAAGATGATCATGGGCCTGCCCTCGGCCACGGCCTCCCGGGCCTTCTTCACCGCGGCGTGCATTTTCCCGCCGCCGATGTTGATGGCCCGGTCCATGGCGGCCTCCCGGAAGGTCCCGACGGCCTTCTTTACCCCCTCGGCGATGGCCGCGTGCTCCTCCTCCGGCTTCCCGATGAAGGAGCGGGGGGCCAGTTCCTTGGCCCACCTCACGGGGTCCTCCCCCAGCCGCAGCTTGCCCGCGGCGCGCTCGATGCGCTCCACGTCCGCATGCTGTTCGGCCGTCAGCTGGATCGTCTCGTCGTTGTGGTGGGCCGTCACGCCGCTGCCCACCCGCTCTGCGAAGAAGTAGCGGGAAAGCTCGGCCTTGAGTGCCCGGCGGCTGACCGCGCTGTCGGTTCCGTAGCGGCGCAGGAATTCGTCTCGGCCCTCGCGGGGGTAGCGCACGGGGTCGATCTTGTGCAGCCAGTCGTGTGCCTCGCTGGGGTCGTTCTTCACCGGGCTGCCGGTGGCGCCGATGTAGTGGCTGGCGTTGTGGCCGTGGGCGTCGATGATCTTGGCGAGGAGGCTGTCCGGCTTCCCCTTGCGGTTCAGGGCATCGTGGCCTTCGTCCACCATCAGGGCGTCGAAGTTGGCCCCCTCTTTGGCGAATGCTTCACGCAGGTTGGTCTTCAGGTCCTCGGCGCTGGCCTTCATGGCCCACTCTGCCGCGGCGTCTTCGCTGATCCCACGGTGGCTGGCGAGCAGCTTCACCGAGTCGTCGCGCACGGCCGCGTGGGTCATGACGACGGCGTGGCGCTCGGGATCCCGGTAAGCCTGCAGGCGCTGCTCGAAGGACTCTCCGGGCACGGCGTGGAGGCGGATCCCGGTGGTGGGGTCCAGGAAATTGGCGGCCTCCCCTGCGAATTGCTCTTGGACGATGCTGGGAACAGCCATCAGGATCTTCTTGCCCTTGCCGCTGTGGACGAGGCTCGACGCGCTGCCCATCAGGACGGCCGTCTTCCCGCTCCCGGCGCCGTAGAACAGTCCCATGCGCCGCAGGTGGTTGAAGGCCTTGACGCCCCGCTGCTGGGGGGCGAACCGGCCATCCATGCTCATCCCTTCGGCGACCTTGACCGGCTTGAGGGTCCGGCTCTGGAACGGCGCCGACGCGTGGGGCATGGCTGCGGCGATCTGCGCCTCGATCCGCCCACCCAGGCGCAGGCGCTCACCAGGTGCTGGCTCCGGCTTCTCCCACTTCGGGGTCTCCTCCGCTGGCGCAGCGCCGGAGAGTTCTTCGGATCCGAACAGGGCCCCGCCCTGTCCGAACAGCCCAGCCTCCCCGGCCTGTTCCATGCGCTCCCTGACGTTCACGCTTCGGAACCGTCCGGCCCCGCCGCGCTGCATCTGCGCCTGCTTTGACCGACGGATGGCCTCAAGCTCGGCCGCCTTCTCGGCCCCTGACGTCGCCTTGAGGTGGCTGCTGAAGTGCGCGATGTCCCCGGTCCCCAGCTGGAGCACCTTGCCGGTCAGGCGGCCGTAGTGGCCATGGAACCCCTCGGCGAGCTTGCTCTGCATCTCGCCCTGGATGGCCTCCGTGGCCTGCTTCAGCCCCCCCATGGCCTGGATGTAGGTGGCCCACGGGCTCGTGCCCGGGGTGTCCCCGTGCTTCTCGATGATGGCCTTGTGCTTCTCCTGCCAGTCGTTCCAGGCCTGGCTCTCCATGGGGCCCAGGTCGTCAAATAGGCTCATGCCCCCGGTGGTCTCATCGAACTTCGGGGGTTCGGGGCCCAGGGCCTGGAGGGCGTCCGCCAGTTCGGCCCCCTTCTTCCCGTGGTGCTCCCGGTAGAACCAGTCCCGGATGCTCTGCCGCTGGATGGCGGTGAGTTCCCCGATGGGGGCGTGCGCGGCCTGCAGGCGGGGGTCTTCGGCCAGGGTGCGATGAATCGCCTCCCTGAAGTCTGGGTGGTCCGAATCGACCCCCTGCCCCTCCAGGGTCTCCGCGTCCCCAGATGCGTCCAGGAACCTCCGGCCCATGGCCTCCACGTCGGCCGCGATCTGCTTGGGCTCCCGCATCTTCGTCTTGTAGACCACGCCACCGGCGGTGTCCCGGAGAATCTGCCCGTTGTGCATCTCCGCGACGGGCTCCCCGCTGTCGTCCCGCACCAGTTCGTGCGTGGGCACCAGCTTGTCCACGATCTTGTCCAGGGCCCCGTGCAGGTGGGCCGGGATCTCGTCTCGGATGGAGGCGCCACGGATGTCCGCGTTGATGTCCGTCGCCCGGTGGCCGTCCGCCCACCGCTGCCCGATGTAGCGCGCCAGCGCGGGCTCGAGGTGCTCGTGGTCCGCCCCCTCGGGGAGTTCCACCCGGCGCTGGAAGACCTTGGGCTCCATGAGTGGGTTGTCGTAGCGGCTCGCAGTGCGGCTGGCGAACCCCGGGGGCAGGTAGCCTGCCTCGTCCATGTCGCCCCGCTTGATGCTCATGGCCAGTTCCCGCTCGGCCACCGCGGCGTGGTCCACCGGCTTCAGGAGCTTGTCTTGACTGGCCTCCGGGATCGTCAGCACCGCCTCCCCGCCCTTGTGGTCCAGGGTGTATCCGTCCGGCTGCAGGCCCATGGCCGCCGCCGCTTGCATGGCCCGCTCCGGCGTGGTCCGGCCCATGGGCACCTGCAGGTCCTTCGCCGGGGTGCTCTGCAGAGCCGCGACCAGGGCCGCGCGCGCCTCGAACCGGCCCAAGGCCGCCCCCAGGGTGGTCCGGGCCTGCTTCAGCGCCTCGATACGGGTCCGGTGCATCTCCGCCGCCGCCGCGAAGTCCTTGGGGGTGGTGAGCAGCTGGTCCTTCATCGTCTGGGCCTCCGCCCGGAGGCGCTGGGCCTCCTGGGTGGCCTGGGGGAGTTCCACCTGCTGCTCCTGGACGTGATGGTTCTCCAGGGCCGTCAGGATCTCTTTCTGGTCCTCCGGGCTGAACCGGGACCGGATGCCCCTGGCCAGGACCTGGGCAGCGGCCTCGGGCCCGAGGGTCTCGACGGTGTCTCGGTCGAGGAGCCCGGCGCCGAAGATGGCCAGCCCGGCCTCGTGCAGGGCGGTCCACGCGGCCCCGCCACGAGACGCGGCCATGCCCTCCTCTTCCCTCGGGTCCCAGGCTCCGTTGATCCCCTCGTTGTCCGGGTGGTTGGTCTCGACCTCATCCAGGAAGGTCTGGACATGGGCGCGCAGCAGCTGCTCTGAAAGGTCGGCCACGAGGCGCTCTTTGTCCTCTGGCGTGGGTTCGCTGGTGGTGGACAGGAACCCCTGTTCGAAGACCCGGCCGGTGCGCGCGGCCGTGGCCTCCTCGTAGGCGCCCCGGAGTTCCTGACGGGCTCTCAGGAGCGCCCCCAGGTTCTTGTGGTCCGACAGGGCCTCCTCGACGGCCTTGGCGGTGGCCTCTGCCTGGCGGGCCCGGAGTTCCTTCGTCGCGGTGTGCATCTCGACGGCCGCCGCCGCGGACGCCTCATCCCGCGGGGCCCCGGGCTGGGTGGGGTCCGCCTTGGGCGCCAGGCCTTGGGCCTCCCGCCAGGCGGCGCTGGCGGCCGTCAGCTTCTCCGCCGTCAGGCCGTTCGCCACGGCGCGCTCGGCGATGGCCCGGTCGTATCCCGGCCCTCGGTTTTCCTTGGTGGTCAGGATGGCGTTGATGGCGAGGCCTGGGGTGGCACTCCCGCCCACCTCGGCGAGCCCGGCCGCGACCCGCGTCTCGGCGTCGAGGGTGATCTTTCGCTCGGCCTCTTTGCATGCGGCGAGCGCCTGCTTCAACCTCTCCCGGTGGTAGGCCCGCGCCGCCTTGGGATCGGCATCGGGGGTGTTCGAGAAGAGGTCCGGGGCCTCTCCCTCCTGACTGTCATCCCCGAGGACTTTCTTGATGAACTCCTGTTCGGCGCGCTTCCGGTGTTCCTTCAGCTGGGCCTCTTTCTGCTGGTGGGCCTCCAGCTGCTCCGGGCTCATGGCCGCCAGCTTGGCCTTCTCTTCGGCCTGGGTCTGTTTCCGGCGCTCGAGGGACTCCTGCTTGTATTGGTCCGGGCTCTTGGTGAGATTCACCCGGAGAAAGTTCAGTTTCCCCCCGGCTCCTCCCACCACGCGGTGCAGCCCGGGATGTCCCGCCACGGGCCGGAGAAGGACGGGGCTCCCCTTCGTCCCGGGCCCGTTGGGATGCATGGTCACCCATCGATCCCCAGGCTGTTGGGGCTCGTGCGCCTTCGCCACTTCCTCTGGTAGATCCAGGTCGGCGGGCTCCGCCGGGAGACGCTCTCCATTGAAAAGCACTACCGTTTTGCCATGCTCGTGGGGGCGCCCATGATGATCATGGGCTGTGGCGGCCCAGGCTTCGTTCCCGGCGATCCAGTCATCAAGCCCACCCTCGGGAATTTGATGAATTGAATCGATGGGGTGCTTCCCTTTCGGGTAATGCGCCATGATGGTGTCTGCCGCCGTCACCGGGTCATCGAACCCGAGCACGAGTTTGTTTTCATCGTGCGCCCCGTCTTCGTGGCTCTGGTGGACGACGAAGACGGTTTTTGACTCCTTGTTTTTACCGATCCATGCCTTGGTCGGGAACAATCCATTGCCGTCAAGACCCTTGATGATGCCTTGGGATGCTCGCATCCGGCTCATCCACCCGATCCCTGTAGGAGCCTTCCCGAGTTTGAATTCGCCCGGGTTGCGCGTGATTTCAATCGGGATGCCTTGCCAGTCGCTCATTATGAACATCTCCGTTGGGATTGTCTCATGCGGCCCATTGGTCTACTTGTTGGGTCGTGCAAATTCCCCAAAATGGACCCTCGATTCTCTGTCGTAGGCCTCCGCCGCCTCTTCCGCTGTTGCGAATTGTGCGGAATAGACCTTCTTCCCTCCCTTTTGAACCAATGCACGGAATGGCCGGATGGTGCATTTTGGGTTCACCGAAACACCTTTAAACCCGGTCGTATTGCTCGATGGCCTTTTCTTGTTTGCAGCATTCCCGGCGGCACCGGTTGCCCTTAAGTTTGATCGGCAATTGTTGAGGGTGTTCCCATCGTGGTGATCGACATGGGCTCCCTTCCCTGGCCATGGATTACCAAGTAAAAGCGTGTGCATGCCCAATTCACGACGCTTCCTATCTCGGCCGTATGCATGTGTCTTCGCGTAGAATCGCTCGTGATTTTTAGATGCTCTCCACTTCAGGTAACAAATCTTCCCCAGGTCGCTTTCGTCCAGGATGCATGTTTTCCCCTGGGTTAATTCCATCTCGATCTTCCCGCCCTCTCGGCGCCAATATCGGTTTCCTGCTGGGGTGGTATTCTCTGCTTGCATCGAATCCTCCTGGAAGGGGTTGTGATGCTGGCCCGGTGGCGCTCCAACGCCCCGGGCCTTCTCAATTCTGCGGCTCATTGTCCCACAAGGGAAGGGGCCCCGAAGGGCCCCTATGAATTCGTCCCGGATGCGACCTACTTGGTGGTCGGCTTCGGTGGGATCCGATATCCCTTTTCTGGGGTGGCGGGCTTGACTGTGACCGGCTCCGTCGCACCAGCAGCAGGCTTCGCCGGGGCGCGTTCCTCGAGGTCCTTGGCGTATTCCTTGATCCCGTGTTCCTTCGCGGTCTTCGGGCTCGTCAGGTGCCTCTGGAAGTGGGCGACCTTCTCGTCCTCGCTGGCCTTCTCCCCGAGGTTCGTGTGGTCGTCCATCATGTGGCGGCCGGACTTGCTGAGGGCATGGGCGGCGAGTTCGTGCTTGGAGATCCCCGCCTTGTTCGCTGCATCAGTGAGGTGCTTGTCCGTCTCGTCGGTTCGGTGTTCGTGGCCGAGGTATCCGAACCCGGCATAGTCGTGGTGGTTCTCCAGTTCCTTGAGGTCCTGGGGGGTGTGCTGGGGGGTGTCCACACCGGTATCCGCGCGCTGGTCGGCAGCCTTCGCCTTGGCGTGGTGGGCTTGGGCGTAGTGCTCGTGCAGCTTCGCGTTGTCCTCGTGGCCCTTCTTCTGCCAGTCCTCCGGGGCGTATTTCGCCGCCTCGCGGTGCCCCTCAGCGGCCTTCATGTGGCTGGCGGCGGCATGGGTGTGGTGCTCAGGATTCTGGGCCTGGGCGGTGGTGCTCTGTGCGGCAAATGAAGCCTTCATCGCTGCGGCGTGGTGGGTGTCGTAGCTCTGGACCTGCACCGTCTTCCCGCCGACGACCCGGGTGTGGGATTCGACATGGGCCTTGGCGACCGTCCCGGGGCACTCATGCTTGGTGCCCTCCGGGTAGGCGGTGTCGCAGGCATCGCAGTAATCCATGCCGTCCTGCTTCTTCCGGCCTTCCTTACCGGGGCGGCCCTCGACCGCCAGCGCGGCGCCGCCGCTCTTCGTGGCGAGGTCGGTCCCGCCGCCAAGGGTGGTCATGGGACCCTCGGCTTTTCCAATCTCTCCTTCTGGGGTGGCCGTGTATCTGGTGCCATCCTTCTTTGCCATGCCGAACTTCACAAGCCTATCGAGTGATTTTCTCGTCGTCTCCGTGTTGTGGCCGGGGACGAGTTTGGATAGGTCGATCCCCCCTGACGTGGCGAGTTCCTCGTGCGCTTCTGCGTCTTCATCGTTCGGAGCATCCTTCCGCTCACGGATCTTCCTCGCGTCCTGGGCATGCTGATCAGCCTGACTGCTGTGGTGGGATCGGTTGGCCCCGGCTGCGTCCATCGCCGTGACATGGGCGCTTCCGGCACGATCATGGGCCGCCGCAGCCTCGTCTTCCTCCCCCGGCTTGACGCTTTCCACGTCGGGGGCGAGGTTGCTGGCCGCCCGGGCCCGGAACGGGTGATCCTCGAACCCGCCACCGGCAGTGGCCATGGCCCGGTGCCCGCTGATCATGTCCCCGTGCTCGGCCATGTTCGCATCGTGCATGGACCGGCGGCCCTCGTGGTTGGTCACATTCCAGGCCTCCCGGTGGGCGGCGATAGCCTTCCCGTGAAGGGCTGCAGCTGCGGTGTGGGCCGTCTTCGACTTGGCGGTGAGGCTCGCCTCGTGGGCCACCCGGCTCGCCTCGAAGGCCGCCTGTCGCTTGCTGTCGTAGGCTCCCACATGGATGACCTTGCCGTCCTGCACCCGGGTGTATCCCTCGACCTGGGCCTTGGCGACCTCCTCCGGGGTCTTTGCCTGGGCCTTGGCGGAGTGGTAGGCGTGGAGGGCCATGTGGGTCTTGGCGATCTGACCGTGGTGGCCGTCTTCGTCGCTCTCCTTGGCCCCGTGGATCCCCATGTGCTGGTTGATGGCCTCCTCGTGGGCCTTGGCGGCTGCCGCGTGGGCATCCCTCGTCAGGCCCTTCCCCTCGTGGGCATACGTCGTGGCCCGGAAGGCCTTGAGACTGGCGTCGGCCGCGCCCTTCACGTCGGATCCCTGGTGGGGGGAGTTCATGGACTGGTTGACCGCCTGGGCCGCCTGGGCGTGGGCCGTATGCATGGCCGCCTGCTGGTCGTGCCCCTTGCCCGGGTCGAACTCGTGGGCCTTCTTGTGCTCCTCGGCCGCCTTCTGGTGGGCCATCTGGCTCTGGTGGGTGGTGATGGCCGCCTTGGTCCCCTGGGACGCGGTGACGGCCCGGTTGGCCTGGACCTCGTATCCATGCCCGTGGCGCATGGTCGCGGCCTCCTGGCGGTGGTAATCCGCGCTCATCTGGTGCTGGGCCTTCAGGTTCGCGTGTTCCTTCCCGACCTCCGGCACGTCCATGGGGTGGACCCCGTGCGCGTCCTCGTGCTGCTTCGCGGCGGCCTCGTGGGCTGCCGCGGCGTTCTCATGGGCCTCGGGGGTCTTCGTCCGCATAGCGTGGAAGGTGGCCCCGTGGGCCATGGTGGTCTGCTTCATCGCGCCCGTCCGGGCCGTCTCGTAAGCCTTCACGTCCACCGTCTTCCCGTTGGCCAGGGTGCGGGTATGGTGCTCGACGTGGGCCTTGGCGATCTCCTGGACCGCCATCAGGATCTCCAGCGCCAGCCCCTCGTTCCCGGCCATGGCCTTGACCACCTGCTCCACCACGTCCTCGGGGGTCGCCCCCAGGGCGGCGGCCTCCCCGATGGCCTTGGCGAACTCGGCGCCCTCGGCCGTCTTGTCCAGGCCCCGGAGGTCCCGGAGGAAGGATCGGCTCGCCTGGAGCCGCTGGGCCGTGCTGAAGATAGCGTTCAAGTGGTTCATCTCCGCCTCCAGGATGCTTCTCATTTTTGCAGACTTGACCAGGTGGGGCTCGTGTTCCCTGTCCAGTGATTTTTATCACTTCGACTTGACAAATGGTGAGCCTTGCTCATAATGGGTAATGCAAAGGAGCCCCAATGTCCACCCCCTTGATCCCCGTCTTCTACTCCCCCAAGCAGGCCGTTCCCGGGATGACCCACTTCTCCCCGTCCGCCGGGAAGCCCGCCATCGTCGCCGAGGCCCTGGTCGCGCGCCGCTTCCCGGTTCGGGTGGTGGGCCCCCGCCCCCTCCTCTTCGCCGAACTCACCCGGGCCCACGATGCCCATTGGGTAGAGAGGATCCTGTCCGGCCAGGCCCAGAACGGCTTCGGAAACGCCGACCTCCGGGTCGCCCGGTCGCTCCCCTACACCTCCGGCTCCATGCTCTCGGCCGCCCTGGCCGCCACCCCGACCATGCCCGCCGTGTCCCTCTCCTCCGGGTTCCACCACGCGGGCTGGAGCCGGGCCTCTGGGTTCTGCACCCTGAATGGCCTCGCCATCACCGCCCTCGCGCTGCTGGCCCAGGGGAAGGCCCGCCGGGTGGCGATCCTGGACTGCGATGCCCACTATGGCGACGGCACCGACGAGATCCTCCGGCATGTGTCTTCTTCCGTCTCGTCCAAGGGTGGCTTTCAGGTCCCCGGCGGGCAGATCCTCCACCGCACCGTCGGAAAGACCGGGGCGCGGCACGGCGGCTACATCGACAAGGTCCGGGAGTTCCTGGTGGAAATCGCCGACTTCCACCCCGACGTGGTGCTCTACCAGGCTGGCGCCGATCCCCACGAGTGCGACCCCCTGGGTGGCTACATCAGCACCGAGGAAATGCGGGCCCGGGACCGGATGGTCTTCGAGTTGTGCAAGGACTTCGCCCTGCCCGTGGCCTGGAACCTGGCGGGCGGCTACCATCGGGGCGGCTCCACCGGCATCGACCCCGTGCTGGCCCTCCACCTGAACACCTTCCGGGAGGCCTGCCGCGTCTACGGCCTGCCGATCCCCGAGGAGATGGTCGTCCGTGAACTCTCCCGGCCCAACCAGAGCCGGTGGGGGAGCGAGGAGGCGTGGCCCGAGGTGACGCGGAAGAACAAGAGGCCCCGGCGCCAGCAGGTGGAACGCCGGGGCCTCTGGGGCCAGCGCCTCGAGGATTAAGCCTAGACGCCTTCGGGCCTGGGGCCGTAGAGACGGGTCAAGCCTTCGGGCTCGTATCCCGCCTCGAGGCCCCAGATCCACATTTCGCGGTTGAACCCGGCCATGTTCTCCGGCTGGCAGTCCCCGTGGAGGTCGCGGTCCTGCGGCTGTCCCTCTTCGTCGAGGTAGAACCCTTCGGTGCCCTTCTCCTGGGTCATGCCGCCCCCCTGCCCACGTATTCTCGCACCTTCCGAACGTGGGCTGCATTCGTCATGTCGATGTGCCCATACCAGTGGAGGTTCTTCATCGGGTTCTCTTCTCTCGTCATTTTGCCCGCTCGGATCTGGTCCGAGATGTGGTCCGCGATCACCCACGCGCCCTTGGGGTCGGCCCCCTCGATGGCCCGCTTGAATTCAGGGAAGTCGCGCAGCCACGTCTGGGCCAGCCTGAACCTGCCGACCGCTGTTTTAATCACGCCGAAGTGCCGGGCGTCGTTCGGGACGAATCGGTAACGTGCCCACGCATAGGATCCGATGTCGATATTGGCGTGGACGGTGATCTTCTTGATGCCGATTTTCTCGTAGAAGTCCATGGACGCTGCAAACAGCTTTTTGCCCTGGTTCTCCCCCTGATTGCCAGATGGCACCTGGAAATAGGAGTGGCTTACGGCAGAGTTGGGGCCTCCGAGGCCGCTGTAGTGCCGGGTAATCTCACAGTTCCCGGCGCGGGTCCTGTTGTTGTAGGTGATGGTCAGTCCGCTGCCGCCGTCGCCGCTAACTCGCATGCTCCCGCCGGGCCCGAAGTGTTTGTAGATCTCCACCAGGTGGATTGCTGGATCCACCTTGATGTGGGCGTTCCAGATCTGAATCGCCGACGAGTCAAACGTCACCTCGGTGAAGCCCCCGGCCTGGCTGACCCTTCCCGCGTCCGCTGCGCTCACGACGTGGACCTGTGGCTCAATGCTGGGCAGCTTCCCAAAGATGGCCTCGAAGGCCTCTCCGATCTCTTCCGCGTCCGGGGCAGGGGTCTCGATGCGCTCACCAAAGATTCGGGCGAACTGGGAGTCCACGTCCACGGGCTCCTCGGTCGCGGCGGGGCGGGCGGCTGCAGGCGCAGGTGCCGGGTCCGTGTCCGGGCCGTTGTCTGCCCCCTCCTGGGGCCCAAGGTCGGCCTGGGGGTGGACGGGGGGTCGGACGGCGCGCGCGCGGGGTTCGCGTGGCTCCTGGGCAGGTCCCTGGCCCTCGATGGGGGCGTTGTGGCCCTCGAACGCCAGGCGCGCGTGCTCCATCACCCTGCTGGCCGCCTCGGGGGTCTGGAAGTCGAGGTGGTCGTATGCCCCCTGGCGCCCGTGGTGGTTCGCCCCTGCCCGGCGGCGGGTGAACTCCACCCCCTCCCGCTGCGCGGCCGTCTGCATGGCGCGGAGGTCCGCCGCGTTCGAGACGCGGATCGAGTTCCTGTTCTGCAGCAGCACCGACCGCTCGTGCAGGTGTGCGCTCCGGCTGTGGCTGGCGATGGCGTGGCTGGCGCTGAAATCGTGGACGTAGACCACCTTCCCCGTGTGCAGGGTCCGGTAGTGCCCGGTTACGTGCCGCTTCTCTTGATGGGTGGCGGGCCTTTCGGCGACGGCTGCCATGGCCTACCTCCGCGCATTCAGCTTGCCCACGAAGTCCCGGGCGTGCTGGGCGTGCTCTTGGGCCTTCTGCATCAGGTGCGTCCTCTCTCGGGATCCCTTCGGGGCCGCCAGGGCCGCGTGGTAGACCGAGACGGCCGCCTGCTTGTGGGCGTCGATGGCTCGGATCAGCTTCGGCCGCTGCACGTTGGTTCCGACGGCCTCCGAGTGCGCCTGGGCCGCGCGCTCCATGTGCTGCTCGTGCCCGGTGGCGTAGCGCGGATCCGACTTCCGGGGCATGGCTGCCCGGCGGTCTGCCTCCCGCTTCGCCTTCTCCCCGAACTTCGCCAGGTCTTCAACCACTCGTTTCGGGGCATTCCGCCACAGAATGGCCTCCGGCGCGGCCGTCATCGCCGTGGTTGCAGCCGTGTGCATCGCAGCCACCGTGCGAGCGACCACCTTCAGCGTGTCCGGCTCGGCCGCGGGGTCTTCAGCCATGTTCCGGGCCGCGTTCGCCGCGTTGAGGAGATTCTGCATGGATTCGACGATCCGGGTGGCCGGGGCAGCATGCTCGTGGGGGATGGTCCCCCGGGTGATCCGGTCCATGATCGTGCTGGTGACACCGGCAGCCTGGGCCCCTGGCGTGGTCCCTGGCCGGATCTCTTGTTCAATTTCGTGCCCGATTCGGAGGGACTTGAGGTTGGCGTCGTGGTTGGCCACCGCGCTGGTGTAGCTCGCCTCCGTGACTCCGCTCGGAAGGGCTGCCCCCGGGGGGCGCTGGGCCAGGATGTTCTGACTCCCCTCGAGGGCCCGCACCGCGTCCGCGAACCCATACCCATTGGCGACGGCAGAATTGGTCCCGCTGCGGGCAAGGGCTGGGGTTACGGCCCCGGTCCATTGCTGCTTCGCGTGCTGGAGCCAGTGCTGCGCCCGGTTGCTGTGCCACACGGCGCCACGGTCACTCGCCTCCGGGATCCCGAGCGCGCGCGCCACTTGCTCTGCGGCAAGGTGGGCCCGGTGGGCGGCCATGGATGCCGTGAATGATGCGGGGGTGTTGTCCGCGGTCGTGTTTCGGGCAACGTTCCCGGCGTTCCATGCGGCTTCTCGGAGGGCGCTGTATTGGGCCGCCGTGCTCCCGGCCGCGCGCGCTGGTGCTGGTGTAGCAGGAGCGGCCGGTGCAGCTGGCGTGGGGGCCCTGGTTGGGGTCGGTGCAGGTGTAGCAGCAGGCCGCGCGGGGGTCTGAACCGAGACGCCCGGGCCCCGGTGCGCCTCCCCTGCGAGGGGAGTGGTGCTGTTCACCATCGGGTGGCTGAAATTGTCCATCATGGTGAACCTGTATCGGCGGCTGGGGCTGGCGCTGTCTTCGACGGAGACGTATCCGCCACCCATCTTCTCCGCCTTGATCTGACTCACCAGGGCATTGGCTGCGGCCTGGGACATGGGCCGGTCGGTCTTCGTCCGGACGGTCATGCTCCGGCCGTCAATTCGCCCGTTTCCCGCGTTCACCACCCACTGGCCCTCCCCTACCTGTCGGAGGTCGATCACGTAGAGCTTGTTGTGGCCTGGGGTGGTGTTCTCCAGGTAGACCCTTCGGTCGAGGACTCCCGCCGGGGCCGTCCCAAAGAACCGACGTCGCACCGCGTCGGCGCCAGTTCGTTCCATGGCACTCGCCAGCACCGCATCGGGTGATTCCTCGTGGGCTGCCGCCTGGACGGAGGTGATGACCACGGCGGCTCGCGTTGCGTCTCGCCGTTGGTTGTGGGCCGCCAGCGCCGCCTGCAGTCCACCGCGCCCCCGGGTTGGGGCTGCGCTCGTGGTGTGCGGATGCGCCACGTCTCCGTGCCGCGCGCGCACCGCATCCATGACCTGCTGGGCCTGCTCGTAGGTGGCAAAGAACATGGTCGGGTAGGAATTCTGGCGCCCGTGGTGATTCGCTCCGCTGGGCCGCTGGGTCTCCGGATGCACCCCAAGGGACCGGGCCGCCTCCAGGACCTTCTCCCTGTCCGCGGCATCGGTGGCCCGGATGAACGGGATCCCGGCCGTGTTCGTCCCCAGCACCGTCCGCTGGTGAAGGGTGGCCTCGGGGTGGTCACCATGGACCTCCCGGTCGTAGTTCGGGATGTAGACCACGCGGCCGTTCTGGATCCGGTAGTGCGCCTTTACGTGCGTGGTCTCCGCCTTCAGCACCGCTTCTTCCTGGAGGCATCCTTCGTCAACCCACCGCTTCAGCTCGTCAATGGGAACGGTGATCACGGCCCCCATAACCTCGTCAGGGTCGTCACTCCGCCCCTCCCTGAACGCGTTGATGGCTGCCTGACGGCTGGGGTAGCCAATGAACACCTTGTGTTCGTCGAACTCCCCGTCCGGCCCGCGCTGGTTGATGATGTGGGCCTCGGTGCCCTGGCCCATGAGCGGCCCGATGGCCACGTCGAGGTGGTCCCCGTCCGCCCCCTCGGTGCCCTTGATGTATCCGTAGTGGTAGGGCATGACCACCGACCACGGCTCGCCCTTGTGGTCCACGCCGCTCCGCGTGGTCCCGGCGAGGTTCTCGATGGCGATCCGCATCCCGTGCATCTGCCAGTGCGTCTTGGGGTAGTTCCCGGCGCGCCGCTGCGCCTCCGACGGCTCGCCCTTCGCAACCTGAGCCATGCTGTCCCCGTTCGTGGGGACGGCGCCGTGGAGCCCGGCGCACATGCCGCCCTGCGGTTCCTCATCCCCGCACACCAGGCACCGTGGGTGTCCGTTCCCGGCCGTCCACTTCGCCGCGCGGAACTCGTGGCGGCCGTGTGCCTGGGGGGTCTTCATGCTCGCTCGGATCGCTCGGTTCTCGTCTTCCTGGGGGCCCACGTCAGCCTTGCCGATGGATTCAGAGTCATCAATTCCGTCGTGGAGCATGGGCATGGCGTCCTCCCGGGATGCCGGATTTTCTCATGCCGCGGCCCTTGGCGGTGCAATCTGGAGTAAAGGCGGGTCCCGCAACAATTGGAAATCGGCCAATTCCCGGGTGGCATACTTCGTCGCATGGACACCGGGGTTCTCAAAAACGCAGCCGCTATCCTCACGAGTGTGGGGTTGGCCGCGGGCTCCACTGAAGCGCCGATCCTCTCCCTCGACTGCGGCACCCAGTTCTGCAAGGCCACCCCTGCCATCGAGGGTGGCGAGCGCGTCCTCTACATGGAGGCCTCCAACGAGGCCCGCGATGTGCAGAACGAGCGGATCCTGGCGGAAGCCCTGGAGACCTCCAAGGACTACTTCCTCAAATACGGCCGCATCGATCTGGACCACGCCACCGTCTGGCAGATGATCCGCGAGACCCGGCTGGATCCCTCGAATCCCTACGCCCGTGAAATCGGTCGCCCCCTTGATGTCCGGATCACCCGGAAGGCTGGCGACATTCCCCGCGTCTGGGTCAAGGCCGCCATCTTCAAGTCCTCCGATCCTGGCAATCAATTCGCGCGCGCCGCCAATTGGTTTTGGGACACCCTGCAGGTCCGCCCCCCCGCGATTTGGTATCCATCGGTTGCTGGGTCCCTGCTACCCGGCGGCCGGGAGGACGGCGCCGACGGGTCCCGCACCATCAAGAAGCTACGCTGGCACTCCATCGGCTTCTCCAGGAATCCGGTCAACACTGGCGTTCAGCAGGTCTCGACCGTTCCCCTTGAGGTTTTCGCCAAGGCCATGCGCCCCGGCACCGACCTCTCCGTGGCGCTGAACCTGCTCTCTTCCTTCAAGGGCGCCCCGGCTCCGGCCGATGCCGACTCCGCCCTGCGCGCTGCTGGGATCATGGTGCCCCAGGCCGACGGCGGCTCGATCCCCGCCGGTCTTCGCCTGACTGAAGACAAGGCGGAACTCATCAAGCAGGCCATCCTCGACGCCCGCCCCCCCTTCTCGATGACCGAGTGGCTGGCCCGCGTGGTTAACGCTGGAATCACCCCCGCCGAGGGCATGGCCTACCTCCTGGCCCTCCTCGGATCGGGTAAGCAGTTCGCTCTCGACCCCAACCCCGCAGATCCTGCGGCTTCCACCCGGTAGGAGGCACCCATGTCCGCCCTCTCCATCCTCGAGTTCGCCCAGACCCTTCTTCTCGGTGGCACCGTCGCCAAGGCCCAGCCTGGCGCGGAAGACCCCGACGCCATCCAGGGCAAGGACCCCCGCGCCGAGGGTGGCGCCCCCACTGACGAGCAGCTTGAAGCGGCGCGCAGTGAATCGCAGGCTGGTCAGGCCGCCGCGGCCCAGGCTGGCGGTGAGGGTGGTGCCCCGGGCGGCGAAGGCCAGGAAGGAGGCGCTGGCGGTTCAGGCGACGACGAATCCGGCGGCCCTGGCCCTGGCTCTGACGACGAGGAGGACGAGGGCGAGGTCACCAAGGCTGAAATCCTGGCCTCCATTACCTTCCTGGCCCAGCACCACAAGATCCCCGCCGAAGAAATTGCCAAGGCTCTATCCTGTTGCCATAAATGCGGGAAAACTCCCTGCTGCTGCAAGTCAGAAGGTTTCAGTGGAACAGAAGGAGATCCCACCGAAAGCCTTATGCCTGTTGGGCATGGTGTCGAACTCCTTAAGCGTATCGTGGAAGGCCAGGAGAACCAGAACAAGGTCCTGGACGCCATCGCCGGATTCTTGGCTGAAATGTCCAAGAAGACCGTCGCCCTGAGCACCGAGATCGGCAAGTCCCTGGAGGCCGCCGACGCCGCCAAGGCCACGGCCGAAGCCACGGCCGCGCAGCTGGCGGGGATCATCAAGACCGCCCCCGCCATGCCCTCCAAGGCCCAGGTGGATGTCTCCAAGGCCCTGTCCGATGGCGGCGGCGCACCCAAGGTCACGAGCAACGACCTCTTCAAGATGGCCCTGGAGGGGAAGCACTCGCCCACCCAGATCGCCAGCGCCAACCGCGCCATCAACTACGGCATCCCCGTCAACCTCTAGGGCAATCCCGCCCCCCTTCCAACCCCCGTCCCGGCTTCGCCGGGCACATGAGGAGAAAGCGCCATGAACACTGGCCCCCTCGACATCCTCTCCGCCCTGGGTGATTCCGGGGCCTCTCCGGCGCTGGCCGAAATCACCAAGGCCCTCCAGACCATGGGGCAGGGGACCGACCTCTCGGCCCTCACCGCGGGTGGTTCCTTCCGCGTGGAGAACATGGACCCCGTCCTGGCCTCCGCGACCGTGAAGCAGGAGCACTTCAAGTTCTTCAAGCGCATCCTGCCGAACCGCCGCGAGTCCTGGTCTGTGCTGGACCAGGCCGTCGTGAAGACGGGCATCGGCGCCTTCGCCGGTTCCGCCAACGCGAACGAACTGGGCTCCGGCCAGGTGGAGCGGCAGGGTGACTACACCCGCCTCATCACCGAACTCGGGACCTACTTCTCCCGGCGTTCGGCCTCCATCATCACCAGCATCCAGGCCACCTTGCAGAACAAGCAGGGCATCGTGGACTTCAGCGCCATCGACGAGGAAGACGTCAACGCCGCCCTCGAGATCCTCTACTCCCTGGAGACGGACCTCTTCCTCGGCGACAAGACCAAGAACCCCTACGCCACGACCGGCATCATCGCCGCCGTGACCGCGAACGCCCCGCAGAACGTGGTGGACCTGAACGGCGAGCCCCTCGCCAGCCACGGCCCCCTCAGCCTGCTGGCGAACAAGATCACGGACGAGGGGAACTGGGGCAAGCCGTCCCTGTCCTTCATGTCGGGTCTCGTGAAGGCCGACCTCGATTCCTACCTCGAGAGCGGCTACCGCGTGAACCTCGACAGCGGCGTGCCCTCCACCCAGGTCGGCGTCCTGACCCGTGGCATGCGCTACTCCAGCGTGGCTGCGGCCGACGGCACCATCGACTTCGACCCCAGCGCCTTCCTGAACGAGACCAAGAAGCCGGTCTCGGCCTCGAGCGCCGCCCTCTGCACCGCCGCGGCCCCGGCTGGCGTCACCGCCACCGTCTCTGTCGGCGCCACCGCGGGCTCGAAGTGGCTGGACAAGGCCACCGGGACCTACAAGTGGGCCGTGGCCGGGAACTACACTTACGCCGTGGAAGCCTGCACCCCCGGCGAGGTCTCCCTGCTCGCCATCTCCGCCCCCGCCACCATGGTCGCGGGCCGCAGCTTCGACGTGGTGATCAGCGCCTCCGCGACGAACAAGGAAACCCACTACAAGATCTACCGCAGCCGCCAGGCTGGCTCCACCGACCCCTCGGACTACCGGCTCGTGGCCACGGTCCTCAAGGCCGGTGCCACCACCACCTGGACCGACCTGAACACGGTCCTGCCCGGCGCCAGCTACACGGTGCTGCTCACCCCCGAGCCCGCCAGCCTCCGCTGGGTCCAGATGCTCCCCATGACCAAGATCCCCTTCGCGCTGAATGATCTCAGCTACAAGTGGGGCGCGTTCTTGGTCGGCGCCCTCCGGGTCGCCCTCCCCAAGCACCACGGGGTGGTGAAGAACATCATTCCGACCGGAGCAACGTGGTTGCCGTTCACCAAGCTGTGATTCGGCTTGGTCTCAAGATTGGGCCCTTCGGGGCCCTTTCTTTTTGCCGGTCATGGCCGCGCTAATTTTGGCCCTGTGTTCCATTGTGAGTGGTTTTCTTGGTGGCCTCGCCTTTTGCGCTACTCGCAGGCGTCCCCTCGTCTCTTCCGTCGCGGTGCGCCCTTTCCCGGCCTCCGCGATCTTGGCGCGATGTTCTGGACTCAACTTCTTCCCCGCGCGCGCTTTCTGGATGTTGGCCTTGTGCTCCTCCGTGAAGGTTCGTGTTTTCCCCTTGTGGGACCGGCTCATCTTCTCTCGCTGCTCTGGCGTGAACCGATATCCAAGGGCGGGGGCTTCTCCACCCTCTGATTGGTTAAATCCGGCCATAAATGTCCCGAGGCGCGCAATCCAGTGCCGCTCACGCTCGGCGATCTTGGCGGCTGTGGTTCCAGGCATGTCTTCCAGGATCCCGCTGGCGAATGCGGGTTCTCCGTATTTATTCCATGCCTCCTGAAGTCGCCGGTTGAAGTGGCGCCCCTTCCGAAGATCGGCCCGGTGCTGGAAGTGGAGGCGCCGCTGAAGGCTTCCGGTTGTCATCCCCACATAGCTTTCTCCGGTGGGGATGCAGTGGATTTGGTAGATTCCGCCGTTCCGGGGCGTCTTGGCTAGGGGGATCCATTCAGTGGGGGATTCCATGCCACCCACGATGCCTCCCCTCCCTTGAAGATGGAAGCCCCTTCGGGGTGCCTTCTTCGTTTGGGGCGTGTAGGATAAAGGGGACTTCTGAGGAGGCCTTATGGCTCTGGTCCTGCACAAAGGAAAGCCCTACTCCCCCCCGACGATCCACGGCTACACCTTCGATTGCCTCGCGGCCGAGGGTGAGTTCCCCGGGCCCGACACCCTGTGGGGCGCCGATGTCGCCGAGAAGGACTTCCACAAGTTCCTGCTCGGTGTGGAGGGCTCCCCCTTCTTCCTCGAGGACGCCTCGCTGGAAATCCCGCCGCCCCCGGTGGATTCCCCCGTCGCCCCCGTCGTCCCGGTGGCCCCCATTCCTGGTGCCGTGCCGACCGCGGATGCCGAGGCCGCCGCTGCCCTGCAGCGATCCGCCATCGCTTCCGGCGCCCTGGAGCCCGTCGTGCCTGCGACCTCCCCGGTCTCGCCCGTGGTGCCCGCGGATGCTCCCGGCGCCAGCGGTCCCTCCATCGAAGATGCGCGCGCCTCCGCCTTCGCCCCCTTCGCCGTTCTCCGCTCGAAGTCGGAAATTGCCGCCCTGGCAAAGTCCACCTTCGGGCTGGAAATGAACCCCGACGACTCGAAGATGCTGGAGATGCTGGATGCGGTGAAGGCCGAGATCGCCGTCCGGTTCCCCCCTCCCACCCCCGAGGTCTAGTAGGAGGACCGCATGTCGCTGCAGGTCGATGGCGCCTATGTCCGCTCCACTGTGCTCGCGCCCCTCATTGGGGCGGGGGCGCGGTATGCGGCGGTGATCGACGACACCTCTCTTGCGGCGTTTGTCGAGGAGGCTTCGGCGGCCGTTCAGCAGCGGCTTTCAACCCGCTTCGCCCCGACCGAGTTCACGGGTTGGGACGGAGCGGGTCCGCGTCCGGCAGGCACACCGGCCACCGTCGGCCCCCCGGCCACAGAGGCTGTTGAGATCGAGGGGCCCTACCTCTGGCCGTCCCTTTCTCCAAGCTCGGGCTTCCTGGAGTTCCGTGTTCGGATTCGCCCCCTGCTGGAACTGAAGGGCGGGACCCTCCGTCTCCCCGGCGCCCCGGCTCCTGGTGTGGACCTGCACCCGGAGTGGTTCAGGATCGACCCCTACTTCGGGACGCTTACCCTGATGCCAAACTTCGGGGGGGCGTCCCTGGTGATGCCGAACCTCCCCTTTGGCCTTTTTAACTGGATGCGCCAGCGAATCCCCGACGGCGTGATCTTCAACTACCGCGCCGGGATGACCGAGGATGACTGGAGGCTGTATCCCCAGATCCGCCGCCTGGTGGCCCTGCGCGCGGCCGTCATCACCCTCCCCGCCTTGGCGCAGAGGATCAATCCGACGCAGGTCACCAGTAAGTCTGCGGATGGCCTTTCAATCTCGCGCGCCTCCGGCTACGTCTTCAAGGATCTGGAAGAGCGGCTGTCGAAAGAGGCCGACGAGATCCAGACCCAGGTGCTCGATGCCTGGGAGGGAACGTCCGCCATTTCGATCCTGTAGGGGTGTGCCATGACTGATGAACTCGGCGTCCAGTCCTGGTATCTCCTCACGGCACTGGACGAGTTCGGCGCGCAGCCCTCCCAGATGGAGTTCGCGGGCGTCCATCCCGCGGTAACGCTCCGCATGGCCCCCCAGGCGCTGCAGATCCAGCGGAACATCCGGGCCGAGGTCCTGAAGGATCTTGGGCGCGGGATCTCCATCGTGACCGGCGGCGAGGGGTTGGGGCGCATCACCATCCAGGGCACCCATGGTGTGGGCCCCTTTGTGGACGCCCAGACGCCCTCTCTCGGCAAGCAGGCGCGGGACCGGCTGATCGAGTTCTTCTCGGCCTTCGTGACCGCCAACGACGAGCGGGGCCGCACCGGGCGCCAGGGGCTCCGGATGGTCTGGCGCATGGTTGGCGGCGGGTGGTCGAACCCCCAGGACGAGGCCTACCTGGTGTGGCCCGAGTCCTTCCCTACCGATACCCGCTCCGTCTCCCGCCCCCACGCCTGGGACTGGGCGGTCACGCTGACCATGCTCGCCCCCTTCCGGATCGAGCCCTCTCCCGATCCGGCGGCCCTGGTGGACCCGGATGCGCTGGTGAAGAAGGCCGACGCCCTCGACTCCCTCTTGGGCAGCGCCACTCAGGGGTGGATGGGGGCTCTTTCGGTGCTCCAGGACGTCCGGGACCTGCGGTCCAAGCTGGCCCTGGTCCGCGGGCGGATCAAAGACTTCACGGCCGGTTCACGGGATGCGGTCTACCAGGTGACCGACCTGGTGCGCGGGTCCGCCCAGCTTTGCTCCGGCATCCTCCAGGCGCTCTCCGTGGCTGACTTCCAGGATGACGCCAAGAACGCAATCCGCGGCACCATCTACGAGGTCCGGCAGTTCCTCGGCGATGCGCGCATGGCGGCCGAACAGTTCCGGCGCTCCGGCGCGGTCCAGTCCACCCTGACGGCCCGGCGCACCACGTCGCTGAACCGCCCCGTCTTCGTCGCGCTGTCCCCCGGTGATTCCCTCCAGGCCATCGCCTCTCGTGTGCTGGGCGATGCCGCGCGCTGGGTCGAACTGGTCACCGTGAACCAGCTGGACTTCCCCTATGTGGACTTTTCCGGGCCCGGCGGGGCCCCTGGCGGGGCCTACGCGGGCCTTCGTGTCCTCGGCGCCACTGCCACCCTCAAGCTGCCCCTCCCGGCCTCTCCTGGGGTCATCGGGGTTGCGGACGACCCAATCGGAACGGACACCCCGGACCTTCCCGCCCACGCGGGGGACCTGCAGGGTGGGACCGAGAACATGGTCGCGGCCCTGCTGCGCCGCCTACTCACCCCTCGTGGGCGGATTCCTTGGCACCCCAGCTACGGCTCCGGGCTGAAGGCGATGATCGGGTCGGCCTCGGATGTGGCCCTGGTGATGGCCGCCCGGGCAGACGTCGTGGATTCCCTGCAGGCGGACCCCCGGGTCCTCGGCGTGAACAACCCTGTGGCCTCTTTCGTGGGGAACGCGGTCGAAGTCTCCGCCGAGGTGGTCACCCCGCTTGGGACCGTGACCCTCTCGGGCTCGGTATCCTGATCCTGGAGGTGTTCCGTGTCGTTCACGCCCCGCTCGCAGCAGGCCATTTCGAGTGCCCTTCTGGCCTTCGCGGCTTCGGACCCCGATGTATCCGCAGGGCTGCTCCCCACGGACCTCAACGTCGGGGCCATTGACCGCGCCCACGTCGAGTCCATTGCCCTGCTCCTCGAGGAGTCCGACCAGCGGTTTGCGCGTGAGGTTGTGGTGGCGATCTCCGAGTCCTGCTTCCAGGCCTTCGGGTTCGGGTTCCTCCCTCCCCAGCGGGCCATCGGGGGTGTCGCCTTCGGCGCCTTCGTGGCGCCCGTGGCCGACCTGAATATCCCCATCGGCGCGCAGCTGCTTGGGCCCTCCGGCCTGGTCTTCGAGACCACGGCCGCTGGTGTCATCCCCGCGGGGCAGCTTGCCTCTGCGGCCATTCCGATCCGCTGCACCACGGCCGGTGTGGTCGGGAACGTGGCGCAGGACTCCATCACCCGCCTGGTGGCCCCCATCGCCGGGGTGGACACCTGCACCAACCCGGCCCGCACCGTGGGCGGGGCGGATACCGAGACCGCCGACGCCCGGGCCGTCCGCTTCGCGGCTTTCCTCCGCACCCTGGTCCGGGGCACGAAGGAGGCCCTGGAGTTCGCCGCCCTGTCCGCCTCCCCCCAGGTCCGGGACGCGCGGACGGTGGAGCCCTTCATGCTGGATCCCCGCCCCGCCGGGGTGCCCTTCTCGGGCCTGGTGTGGCTGTTCGTGGATGACGGCACCGACTCGGTGGCCCTGGACCCCGGTGTGGCCTCCGAGGTCACAAAGCTCGTGGAGGGCTACGTCGATGGCACCGGGCTCCCCATCCCCGGCTTCAAGGGCGCCGGGACCAAGGTGGAGGTGAAGAAGGTCCCCCGCGCGCAGGTCTGCGTCCGCGCCAGCGTCTCGCTGCGCCCCGGTGGTGCCTCCCGCTGGACCGAGATTCAGGCGGCCCTGTCCACGGCGGCCGGGCTCTACTTCGACCGCCTGCGGGTCGGCGAGAAGGCCTCGTATCAGGGTCTGGTGACCTTCCTGTCCCTGGCCGACTCGGATATCTCCGAGGTGGACCTGGTCTTCTGGAAAACCGGAGGCACCGCGCCCGCCTACGATGCCCCGATCATGGCCTCGGACATCACCTTCTACGACCCGGCCACTCCCGACAGCGTGGGCGCGCGCGGCGTCCTCTTCTCCGGCAGTGGACTGGGCCCCTCTGGCGCTCCTGTTTCCTATCCGGAGTGGCGCCTTGCCTAACTCCCCCATGACCCTCGGGGTTGATCCCCAGTTCGCGCGCGAGGCAGCCGAAGTCTCGGCCGCTGTTTCCGTGCTGCGCCCTTTCATCAAGGTCGAACTCTCGGCCTCCATCGTCCCGGGTTCGGCGCTGGATAAGGACCGCTGGTATCGCTACTCGGCTGGGCTGGCTCTCGCCCCCGGTGAGTCCAGTTCCGCGACCCTCACGCGCATCGTGGACGGCAAACGACAGGTGCTTGAGGGCGCCGCTTCTCTCATCTCCGCGCAGGCCTCCGACTCGCTGCAGGGCCAGACCTGCACCACCCGCTTCCCCCTCACGGGCCTCGTGTGCTACCTCGCCCCCCTCGTTCGCCCCATGGACCGGCTGCGCCTCTCCGTCACGGTGGCGGGCTATCCCGACTGGCTCCTCTTCGACGGTGTGGTGCGTTCGGTGCGCGGATCCAGGCGCGCTGGCTCAGGGTGGTCTGCAGAACTTCAGCTGTCGTCCTCGGGGGTCGAGGCCATCCTGGGGGGCGCGGTCTTCAACTGGCAGGGGTTCATTCACCCCGCCTCGGACATTCTGCAGGGCGCCGAGGGGAAGACCCTCATGGAAGCCATCGGGGAGAGCGCCAAGGCCCCGGAATTGATCATCCGGGCGTTCATCGAGTCCGCCATCCGGTCGGCCATGGGCCTGAAGGTAGGCGACACGGCCCACGATGAAGGCCTCTCGGTGCTGGACTACATCTCCTTCCCCGAGGGCAGCGAGTGGTCGTCCTGGCCCGACGTGGCCTATCCCCTTCCGTGGAATCTCATCCAGGGGCAGTCCGGCGCCTCGTTCTGGCAGGTGGCCCAGGCCGTCTCGGAGCCCGTGCTGCATGAGTTTTTCATCGGCTACCGGGAGCAGGTGACCGAGGAATCGTCCACTGGCGGAAAGCCCGGCCCGCTGCGTCCGGCCCTGGTCCACCGGCCGCGCCCCTTCCCCGGGGTGGATCCGAAGTGGGACACCTACTGGAAGGCCCTGCGGGTGGTGAAGGTTGGCGGCACCCATCTCTCGAATGTCATGGGTGTGGACGACGTTCTCTCTGGCGAGAGCCACCCCAATGCATTCCACTGGGCGGGCCTGGGGCTCGGCGACCACTCGAAGGAGGCTTTCTTCTCCAAGCTGTTCTGGGGTTGGGCCTCCTCGAATGAACTTATCAACCGCTACGGCTACTCCTCGACGGCGGTGGTCTCCAAGCTGGCCCCCATCGCACCCGGGGCCCCCATCCAGGACTACCTCGGGTTCGCCAAGGACCACCTGTTGCACTTCGCTGGCCAGGAGGCCCCCCTGTCCCTGCTGCGGAGCCGCTCCCTCGATGCCCCCTTCCTGCCCGTCCGTCCTGGCGAGGTTCTCGAGGACCACTCCCTTGGGTCCGACTCGGCCTCCATCGTCACCGGCTACGTGGTGTCCACCGACTTCACCCTGCGCGCTGCCGGGGACGGGATCTCGATGTCCATGGGGGCGACAGTGGTCCGCTCTCTCCGCGGGACGGACGCGGCCGGTTATCCCGATGCGGTGCGCGCGCTGCTGCCCGACCTGACCCTCAAGCGATACGCCGGGAAGGGTGTCGCCGAGCCTGGCCCTATGCCTGCGGTGGATGGGGTCTACAAGCCCCCCGCGGTCGCCGCCGCCGTCCCACAGGCCTTGGACTCAAAGGTCTACTACGCCATCAAGGCCGCGGCGGCGCGGCAGAGCGTCCCGCCCTGGTTCGTTGCCCACATTCTCCAGAACGAGACCGGCTTTGGTCGATTCTGGGGGAACACCCCGGCCGAGGTCGCGGTGGCCACGAAGAAGGGCATGGGCCAGATCACCTCCGTGGCCCACGCCGACCTGGTCTCCATCGGCTACACCAACCCCGACGGATCGCCCTTCACCCTGGCGGATCGCGCCGATGTGGTGAAGAACATCCACGCCACGGCCGCGTTCCTGAAGCGGTGCCAGGCGCTTATCGAAGACATGCCCGGCGGGTTCCCTTCGAACGGCCAGTCCTACTACTCCTGGGTCGCGCGCGCCTACCGCTTCGGCGCTGGCCCGGCGCGCACCCTTGGCGCCTCGCTGGGGTGGCAGTGGCCCGCGGCCGGTGAAGCCTTCCCTGACTATGCGAGATACTGGAGCCCGGACGGAATCAAGAAGGGGCAGGCCATGTGGGGGTATCTGGGATGATCTACGCCGCCGTGGTCACCGAGGTCATGCCTGCTGTTCCCGGGGTGCGTGTCCGATTCAAGGATCTTGCCCCCTCGGGGTTCGCCCAGTATGACTTCGCGCGCGTCCTGACCCCTCGCATGTCCTCGACGGGCGGGGCTGCATCCTGGCTCCCCGAGGTGGACGAGCTTGGGGTCGTAGGGGAACTCGAGGGCGGCTACCTGGTGTGGCTCGGTTCCCTCCCCTTCCTCGACAAAAACCAGGCCGACCCCACCCCTGGGCTCGCCTTCTGGAAACACCAGTCCGGCGTGGTCCTGCAGGTGCGCGAGAACGGCGACACGGAACTCTCCCACCCCTCCGGGCTCCGGTTCACCGTCTCGCGCGATGGCGATGCCCTCCCGGCCCTGCAGGCGACCTCCCAGCCTCCGGCCCGTGATGGAGTGGTCCCCGTCCTCACCATCTCCCACCCCTCCGGGGCCGAGGTGAAGGTGGACGCGGATGGAAACGGGGTGCTCCACGGCTTCGCCTCGCTCACCATCCAGGACGGGACGAAGCGGTTCTCCATGGAGGGCCTCTTCGATTTCGTCGCGTCCTTCGTGACTTGGGCGAAGACCCACACCCATTCCGGCGTAACCGGCGGCGGTGGAACCACCGGGGCGCCGGTCGGGCTGCCCTCGGACCCCGTGGCTGATTCCTGCCTGTCCCCCGCGACCCTCAAGGGCCCCCAGGGTGCGTGATGGGCCGCCTTGGTGATGGCCTCGAGGTGAACTGGAGCGTGCTCGGCGAGTGGACCGAGGCCTTCCAGGCGATCATCCACGCCGGGCACATGGACGTCTTCACCTCCTACGCTGAAACGGCGGCCGTGGTGGCCCAGCACTCCCTCATGCTCTACCAGGGCTACCTGAAGGGGATCCCGCTCCCCAACGGCGCCTCGGTCCAGCGCCCTTCTGGGAACCTGGCGCGCCGCGCCACCCTGGCCGAGCCCGGCTACCTCGACTTCCGCCTCGAGAACGACGCCGAGTATGCCGAGGCCATCGAAAAGGGCACCCAGGAGCGGGACATGAAGAAGATCCTGCCCACGGCCCCGAAGGCCCGGCGCGCGAAGGACGGCAGCCTCTACCTGATCATCCCCTTCCGCCACGGCACCCAGCAGGACTCGGTCGGCATGCGCCCCATGCCCGAGACCGTCTGGCGCGCTGCCCAGAAGCTGAAGCGGTCGTCCATCGTCGGCACCCGCGAGGAGGTCTCCGGGACCGGCCACAAGGTGCAGCGGAACGTCTATAACTGGGGCGGCAGCCTGACGGGAAAGGCCCTCTCATCCCTCGGCCTGTCGTATAAGGAACAAAACCGATTTGAAGGCATGTATAAATTCGGAGAAAAGGGCCACTCGTCATATGTCACGTTCCGGGTGATGTCCGAGAAGTCCTCCGGCTGGATCATCCCCGCGCGCCCCGGCCTCTTCCCGGCCAAGACCGCGGCCGAGGAAGCCTACCGAGACGGGAAGGACGCCCTTTCGAGCGCCCTTCTGGATGACCTCATGCGGCTGTCGGGTCTAGGCTAATAGAGCATCTTGATGTTGTGAACGAGGAACCACGGGCCGTTCGCCGTCTTCCCGACAAGGTAGGTTCCCGCCTCGGTGCCGATGGTCCCCTTGACCTGGACCGGCCTCTTCCCGGTGACCACCGAGGCGAGCGCGTGTTCCTGCACGTTGCCGTCGTCCCCCGCCTTCATGACCTGGACGCCAGGGGTCAGGAACTCGGCCCGCTTGAAGTCCCTGGGGACCGCCCACGGGTGCCCGGGGGTGCATTTGATCCCTTCCACCACCACAGCCTTCGGGTCATCGGGCCCGGCCTGGACTCGGGTCTTGTCGGTGACCACCGCGTCCCGCAGCTGGCGCATGCCCCGATGGTGCCCCTCGAGACGGATGGCCTTCACGATCTCCGCGGGCATCACGTCTCGCAGCAGCTTGCCGGTGCTGTCGCCCATAAGGACGAAGGTCTCGGATTCCTCGAAGCACCCTCCTCCGGGCCCCGGGTCCACGTAGTCGGTGATGGTGACCGTGATGTCCTTGGTCACCGTCTGCGGGCTCGCCGCGCTGTCCACGGCCTGCAGGCGCACCAGCCAGGTTCCGTTGGCGCCGAGCCCCGTCAGGTGTCCACCGACCACGGCCGCGTCTGGGAGGGTGGTGAAGGCTCCCGCGACGACGCTGAAGGTGATCGGGGCCTGGCCGCCCGTGCTGGATAGGATCGCGTCCACTCCGTAGGGGTATGAGTCCGCGACGTAGGAGAGGTTCCCGGTGTTGATAACAAGGGGGATCACGGCGTAGGCGGCGAGGGTGAGGTTCACCGTTTTGGTGGCCACGACGCCCTGCGCGTCCACCGCGTGAACACTGAGGGTATAGGTCCCCACGGCGGGGAAGCTGATCGTCATGAGCCCGGTGCCGTTGATGGTGGTGAATCCCGCGGCCGTGCCTCCGGTGATGCTCCAGGCCACCGCTCCCGTGTTGTTCTGCGCGGTGTTCTGCAGGGTGACGATCTTGGGATAGACCTGCCCGTTGGCCTCCATCCCGGACCAGTCCTGGGTGGTGACGGCCATGGGGGCGGTGGCCTGCTGGATCCCCATGAAGGCCACCACGATCTCCGCCGAGTAGCTGCGCTTCCCGACCCCCTTGAAATAGATCCAGTCCCCGGCGTTCGCGCTCACCATCTGGATCAAGGGGCTGTCGATGCCCCCGTTGTTGTTGCTCATCCCGCTGTCGTGGATCTTCACGTCGCTGGCCCCTGCGGTGCCCGCGGGGCGGCGCCAGATCTCCATGTAGAGGTCGTGCTGATCGGTGTTCCGCTGGCTGTAGGTTTGGCCGGTCACCATGTAGTATCCGGCGGTGTTCAGCTTCACCCGTTGGTTGTCCGTCTCGTAGGAAACGTCAGACCCGCTCGCCATGTAGCGGTTCGCCGGGTTGATGGTGAGGGTTGAAATCGGGGTGCCCCATGCGTCCGGGACGATCACCCCGAAGAAGACGGCGCTGGCATACGGCTTCACGCTGCCCTCGATCTGGTCCATCTTCCGCACGACGTCCTGGTCGTCCACCGGGGCCTCGGTCACTTTGAATTTCCCGGTGTGGATCTCATCCCCCGTCCGGCGGTGCATCCCATCCAGCTTGTTCGCAAGCTCCACGAGGTCGAGCATCGTGTCCGTCAGGAACTCCAGGGTGGGGGTTCCGCCCTGGGGGAACACGATGCGGGCCAGCACCACGGGGGGCCGCCCGGCGGCATCGAGGGCTGGCACCGACGGGTCCACTGGCGTTGCCGCGTCGGCTCCGTGGATGATCTCGTATGCCGCTTTCATGTTGTCGGTGAGGGTCCCCAGGGGCTGGCCGTCTCCTCCTACCGGCCCCGCGATCCACTTCCACCGGCCCACGACCAGGATGTGTCTGGAAAGTCCCGCGGCGGGCTCCAGCTGGGCCGTGATGACCGGCACGTCGGCGTCCTCGATGACCACCGATGCCCCGGTGGTCTTCGACCACGGCGTCTTCCAGGCCCAGAACCCGAGCGCAGCATTGGCGCCCAGGGCCAGGGTCCACGTCTTCAGCGCCCCGCTCCCGGTGCTACTGGAAACCAGGCTGGGTTTGGCGATCACGCCGCTGCGGTGTGCGGATCCGCGCGCGATGGCCTGGTCGGTGCTGTATTCACCAAAGAGCGGGGCGAGGATCTGGGTCATGGGTGATCTCCGTGTTTATGCTGTCACATCCCTTTGTTTGAATGAACCAGTTCGCCCAGGGGTGTCCTCATTGGAGGATGACAGGTCTGTCCAGCACCAAGGTCACAGAGGCAGAGAACGAAAGACTACGAATCTTAGGGTCGGGCGTTCGAGTCGCTCCGGGACCACCAAACAAGTCCCCTACTTTCATGGGGCTTCGTTCTGTCTGGATTGATCCGGGTCCGCATTCTATTGCTTTTCGTTGCTCGTAAGTATTGACCGTTGCGCCCGGTTTTTATGGAGTGGCCGGAAATCGGTCGGATTGTTCCACGGAGGCGCATCGCACGAATGTTGCGGTTTGCGAGGCGTTGCTGGGGGAGGAGTGGGGTTGATAACCTTTCTCCTTGGAAGTTCAGCCCCGAGCTATCCGAGGCTGAACAGGTCATTGGGGGTGATGGGCTAGGCCAGATTCGGAAGAGTCCCAAACACGGCCTTTTTGCCGACATAATTCCACACGCAGGTTCCATCGATCTCGTCAGCGCCAGTAGTCGTAGTTGGGCCAGTTGCACCAGCCGAAGTCCCCGCTGTTTTGAGAGCGTAGGCATTCACACCATTCACCACGACCTCACCAACAATTGAATAGGCTGTTGATGCTGCCCATGCAGCCCCAAGGAATGAGGGCGTTACAGAGGTAACCTGCCAGCCAATGGGAGACGCAACTGCGGCGGTAGCGTGGTATGTGACCTCCCCACGGGAATAGACCCCGTGGACCCCCGCTGTTGATGGGATTGCCGGTGCGATAGGCCCTGACGAAAGACCTGGCCCTCCCGATACAGACGGAGCAGACCATGAGGTCGTGGCTACAGCAGGAGAGCCGTAAGCCAACTGCGGTTCGATCCAGGCCCTGAGCGTGAAGCTCTTGATGTAAAGCGGATTGGTCCCTCCAGTAAACATGATCTGAGCCGATTTAACGCTTTCATGGAAAGTCAGGCTGATAGGGTTACCCACATTGTCCGAGCCGGTTCCATAGGAGTTGGCGTAGCTCGCGGAGGTGATGAGCGAGGTGTCCCCGTTCTGGACATACATGGGCGTAGTCCCACTGAGAACCGCCCCGTCAGCGTCAAAACATTTGATGTAGACTCTTCCTGCAAAACCGGCTCTTGCGTTAACGAATGCCGACCACTTCTTTACATACCGAGTGTCGATGATGGAGCCAATGGCGCACCCGGCCACCAAGTAAAGTTCATTCTTCAGAGTCTTGGCTGTGCTTTGCGCCTGAACCCTAGACGGTAATCCAAGGGTAGCTCCGAAGAAGCAAACATCCCCCGTAGCGTATGCAAGTGTCGAGTTGTAAGCCTTCACTTTATCAACAAGGTTCCCCGAGTTGAAGTCCATAGGGAACCGCTGCGTCGTGGTGTATGAAGAATAATAGTTGTTCGCAGCAGCGTTCAACTCCTCAATACCTTGGATTTCAGCGCCAGAGCCAGACCCAGCCCAAAGACACTCAAACTTATTTTGCGTAGGCTTAAATGTTTCCGTCCCACCGAAGGTCAAAACCTCTGTCCCACCGTCAATGATGGCGAAGGGGCCGCGCCCAGTCTCATGCCGAGCCGCCAAGACTTGGTTCTGCTTACCGGCACCGTCAAAGTAAAACGGGACACGGACATAGGTAGATGGGTTGTTCAGTTCAAAGCACGGACCCCACCACTTGTTGGAGTTGTGGGCGCGGTAGGAAGATCCAGCAGACGCAGATGGGACAGCAGCGGCGGCGACTTTATCCCATGTAATCAGAACGCCATAAGCGTCCCCCATCGCATTTGCAGAAGTATCGGTCCCGTATCTGCCGCCAAAGAAGTTGTTTTCGTTGATGAAGTTCCCGCCCAATTCAGGCCCTACGGTTCGCAAAACCATGCAGTATTTATTGTTCAGCAACTCACCGATGCTGTGACTGGCATATGAGTAGCCGTAGGTGTCGGAGTAGCACTCCCATCCAGCGCAGAAGCCTGACACCCGCTTGATGCCGACCATCTCGGGGCGGTAGAAATTGATGGCCCTCACGCCGACGTAATTAGCGTCCGTCCAAGAATCCGCTGCCAAGGTTGCCTGGACATCAATGTTCCGGTATACAGGCTGAACATTGAGAGTATTGTAACTCCCCAATATCACGGCGGGGCGGTCCTTAGGCCCTGTGTAGGTGATGAACGCTGATCCCATGTCCACCCCGCAGCCAACCGGGAATGTCACCGTATCTGTGATTTTGTAGCCGCCATCTGTCCCAGGGAAAACTAACACCTTCTTATCCACGGCGCAGGCGGAAGCCGCCGCCTGGATCGCGGCTGTATCGTCAGTGGTCCCATCGCCAACGGCCCCGAAGTCCTTGACGCTAACAAAGTCAGCGTTCTTAGACGCCTGTGTTCTGGCCACCGCCCCGGTCAGATCGGGCTTGGCCCCGATAAGCGCAGCGCCTTTGCCGGTATCGGTGGAGGCGAGGTCGGCAGGCCCAAATCCGGACCTGAAATCTTGAACCGAGGTGATGGATGAAGTGCCCGTGACAACCATCGCCATTGGGGTGCTTCCTGCCGTCCAACCTACGGCATTGCTGGTTACTACTCCGGAAGCGTTCCGCTCGATATAGTTGGCCTGAGAAGGAACCAGGGTAACTGCACCATCGCCGATCGAAGTCCATGTGGTGCCATTGAACGCTGGGCCGCCGTAGTAGCCGAACGCCAATCCGATGGTGGTGGCATGGCTCCATCCCCATGCGCGCGCACTTGCGTTGATTGCTTCAGCGGCATCAATGAAGTTCTTATCCACCTGACTGGGGGTTAAGTCGGTCGTCAAATTAGCACGGAGTGTGGGGTTGAATGGATCCATTTTGGCTCCTATTGGACATATCCAGATTGGACATATCCTAGTTGGACGTAATGCATTGTTGGGGCTAGTGATTGATTCCACACGATGGCTAAAAGACGATTCCCCGCCCCTCGCCTTCGGTCAATTAACGCGATCAAATCTTTTTCTATAGATAGGTTCACAAGGGGGGATGGAAGGACCACGATGAAGGTGTTCCAGAGGCTCTCGGCCCCGAAGGCTCCGAACCCCATCAGCCTCTTCCCGGCATTCAGGCGGTGCCCGTCGTTCAGGCGGATGGTGCTGAAGAACCCCTCCCCCTCGATGACGCGCGTTCCCGTCATCCCGAGCAGCCGGTCGATCAGGGCCCCCATTCCCATGTTTGTGGTGCTGGGGCTGATCACCTCGTCCACGATCCTGCGGGCGTATGGCTGGTCCGTCTCGCTGTTGTAGCGCGGGACCTGCAGCGCCCTGCCCCACAGGTTCAGGAAGACGTCGGATGCGCCCGGGATCGCGTCCGCGGAAAGGAATCGCCACCCTGCGCTGCTTTCCTCGGTCCAGACGGTGGGGTTCGCGTCCACCCGCTCCAGCGTGGCAGGCAGCTTCATCTGCTCGATTGCGGCAGCGGTCTGAGTCTCGTTGTCGGCCACAGCCTTCGCCCACAACCTGGCCCGGGAGAACCGGGGCCCACTCTCCGGAGCCGGGAGGGGCATGGTCCCGATCATCCGGGAGGTCAGATCGTCGATGCGCGCCATGTCCCCATTCTGACATTCGAGCCCTTGCGCCCGTTGGTCTTTTGTCTGTTTCGCATCGCGGCGCCTCACAAGATACTTGAGCCCCCCATGTGGGCCCATCGGTATTCTTCGTGCATGGCCGCCCCCGTCTGGAATAGCTACGCCGTGCGCCCCGCGGGCTTCCCCGGGGTGGCGCAGTTCATCGCCTGGGTGGTGCCCGGATCGGCGGACGCTGCAGACGCCATCCTTGAAATCCGGGCCATGGTCGGGTCTGCCTCGGTCGCCACCGTCACTGACCCCACGGCTGCGCCCGTGACCGTGCCCATGGGGGTGAACGCATCCTCCTCGGCCATGAAGCTGATTGCCGGGCCCGCGGTGGTGTCCTGGTTCGCCAGGGTGGCTGCGGGTTGGGTGAAGGGCCCCGAGGTGGCGGTGGACCTGTCCTCCTCGTGGGAGGCCCATTTCCCCTACATGAAGACCTGGGCCATCGATGCCCTCCAGCTGCTGGCCCAGGGTGCTCCGGCCCCCCTCTTCCAGGGAAAGAAGGTCGCCATTCGTGGTGCCTTCCCGCGCGATGCCCACGGCCTACCGTCGCTGTCTGTCCAGTTCAAGGCCTCGCCCATCACGGCGCGGGTGCTGGGCGAGATCAGCAAGCAGGTATCCTCCACCAAGTCCGAGGAGGCTATCGGGTTCTCCGCAAACCTCGCCATGACCCTGTGGTCTGAATTCCCAGAAGAGCGGGACGTCCTGGCCCCCTGGTTCGCCAACACCATGCAGGGCCTTTCGGCGATGGCCCCCTTCGCGGGGCTCTCAGAGCCGTCGTTCTCCATTTCTGAATCCGAGGACTTCACCGCCTCCCTGATGGAGAAGCCTCTTTTCCTGCTGTCGTGCGAACTCACTGGGACCATCTGGTCTCGGCTGGTCCTCCCGCAGCGCAACTATCAGGGTCACCTAACCGTCTAGGAGGTGCAGCATGGCTGCTGTCGGTATTCTGGCTGCCGGGAAGCTCGTCACGATCCCCGGCGTCATCGCTGAGATTGACGCCTCCGCGATGACCCCCGTCTCTCCGGTCGGGGTGAAGATCCCGCTGTTCATCGGTGTGTCCGACGGTGGCGACCCCTCGAAGGTCTACCGCTTCCGGTCCTTCGACGAGGCGAAGACCTTGCTACGCTCCGGCCGGATCCTGTCCTACATCGCGCGCGCCTTCGCGCCCTCCCCGGATCTGCCCGGTGCCTCCGAGGTCCGGTTCATCCGGGCCAGCAGCACGGCCGCGCAGGCCGCCTGGACCTCGGCGGCCCTGAACCTCGCCAGCCGGGACTTCGGATTCTGGACCAACGGCATCCGGTTCTCCATCGCCCAGGACGCCGTGGGAGATGCGGCGCTGCCCATCAGCTACGGCCCCACGGTGAACTTCAAGCCCTGGACCCTGGCCGTCAAGAACCTGGCCGACAAGCGGTCCTTCAGCTACTACCTCCGCTCGGGCCTTCTGCTCACCAGTGGGGCCGGTCTCTCCTTCAAGATGGACTTCACCGCCAACGTGGCCCAGCTGCTCAACGGCGCCACGGTCGTGGATGAAGTGCCCTTCACGTCCGCTCCCACCCTCAAGGACCTTGCCGCCTGGGTGAATGGGCACGCTGGCTGGACGGCGCAGGTCGTGGGCGCCTCCTGGTATCCCACCACGGTCCTCAATTCCGGCACCACCCCCGTCGGCGTCCAGGCGATTTTCTGCCCCGCCGAGGCCGGGCTGGCCGCCTTCCTGCTCAACTCCCAGAACCCTCTGGTCTCCGCCGTCCTCCCCGCGGCTCCGGGCCCCCTGGCTGTGGTCGCCGAGACCGCCCTCACCGGCGGCGCTGGGCGCTCCTACGACACCATCGACGCGACCGCCCTCAACCCCGCCCTGGCCCTTGCCGCCACCACCACGGCGCACGGCCTCTTCGTCCAGTCCTCGGCGCTGGCCATCCAGCAGCTGGCCCTCACCCACTGCATCACCATGGGTCAGTCCGATTTCCAGAAGTTCCGGGTCCTCTTCACGGGCCTGAATCTGACGGGGACCTCGAACGTGGATGGCGCCGACGCCACCGCGGCGACCGACACCCTGGCCGCTGCTGCGGCCGTCGCCCGGGCCCAGGCCCTCGACGGCCCGGCCGTGCTCTGCTTCAACGGCTCCGCCGCCCCCAACCCCTTGACCGGGGAATCCGAGCAGCTGGGGGGTCTCGGCGTGGCCGCGCAAGCCATCGGCGCCTGGGCTGGCGGCCGGACCAAGGACCCCCTGACGAACAAGCCGTTCATCTCCCAGGGCCTCGAGTTCCCCTCTGTCGCCAAGTCCACGAAGGAGGCCCTGCTGGACGGGGGTGTCTTCACCCTCTACTTCGACTCGGAGACCGGCCGCACCCGCTGCGTCCAGGCCATCACGACCTACCAGACCACCAACCCCCAGTTCCGCAACCTCCAGGGCCTCACGATCCAGCACGTCATCCAGCGGATGTGGCTCTCGGTCCTGTCGGGTTACATCGGTGGCCCCCTCAGCCTTGAAGAGGGCGAGCGGATCAAGACCGACTGTGCGAAAGCCCTGGATGGCGTGATCTACACCGGCAACAACCCCGACGGCTTCCTCACCGAAGGCCGCCAGAATGGCGCGCGAATCCCTGCCTGGGAAAGCCTGACGGTCGTGGGCGATTCCACCCTGGGAATGTGGGCCATCGATGTGAACGCCCACCCTGTGGGCGAGACCGACTTCATCCGGGTCCGCACCAAGCTGACCCCCGTCCCCATTGAAATCTAGGAGGCGCCGCCATGGCCAGTCAGGAAGAAGCCCGCATCCTTGGCGGGCACACCGCCAAGATTCTGGTGAAGGGGAAGGAGGTCGGATTCTTCTTCGACCTCTCCTATTCCACGGACTACGGCCTCCAGGACGCGCCCGTCCTGGGCCAGACGACCGTCGTGGAACACCAGCAGACCCGCTACATCGTCTCCGGCGAGTTCCGGCAGTATTTCATCCGGGACGAACTGGTGGACACCACGAATCCCCTGGTGCCGAAGACGGCCGCCGAGGCCATCCGGCAGGGCGCTTTCGATATCGACGTCATCGACAAGGTGACGGGGAAGGTTATCATCCGTCTGGAGGAGGTCAGCTTGGCCTCCGGGTCTGCCGGGTTCACCACCGGGCAGCTTGTTTCCAAACGAGTCTCCTTCCGTGCCATCAACACCCGCTCGGGGAGCCAGTCCAACGGGTAGGCCATGACCATCGAACCCAACCCCATCGTCTCCAGGGCCGCCCTTCTTGGCGGCCCTGGCTCTATCCCGGACGTCCGCGACGGGGATATCTTCAAGCTCCCCGTCTTCGAGGCGGACTTCATCTCGGAGGCCTGGCCTGAAACCAACGGGCACGTCGTCCTCCGCTATCCCTGCTTCGGGGATGAGGTCGAAATCGAGCGCCTGGCGGTGATGCGGGGTGGGACCCTCTTGGCGCGCGCGCTGGCAACCTTCAACGTCTGCCTGGAGTCCGCCCCCGCCCGCTGGTGGCGCCCCAACCCCGACCCGACGAGGCCCCCTGTCCCCGCCCCGGATCGGCTGCCATGCCCGCCTGACCTCGTGGATCTCTGGACGCGGTGGTTGGCCTGGAGGGACTCTTTTCGCAGCCGCGCTGCGGGAGAAGGGGCGCCAGGACCCGACAAACCTGCAGACGGTCCTGTGGACCGCGGCTAGGGCCCTCGGCTGGTCCCCGTTTGATGCCCGGCTCCAGGCTCTCTCTGTGCCCCAGATGGAGTGGGCCATCCTCATGGCAGACCCGGCGAAGCGTGATGAACTTGCAGACCAGCAGGGCGTGGCGCGTGACAGCGCGGCGGTCCTCCTGTTGGAATGGTATCGGAGGCACGTAACCCGGGGGTGAGGCATGGACGGCGCTGATTTCGAGGAACTCACTCAGGATGAATTCCCGACGCTCGTTCGCTGGGCCGCCTCCAACCTCTGCCCCTGTGTTGGCCTCGGCGGCGCGGCAAACCAGACCTGCGCGATCTGTTCCGGGACGGGGCGGTGGTTCTCGCCCCTCTCGGTGCCCTTCCATGTCGGGCTCATCGCACAGAAGGCTTTTAACCGGGCCATGATGGCGAACACCATTGGCCCCGGCGCGACCGGCGCAGCCTCGATGATCGTGGACTACACCGCCCCCTGCTACGCCCTAATGAATGAGGGGGATCGCGTCTATGACCAGATGGTCCTGGATGCCCGGCAGAGCGTCGTGCTCCCCGGCACCAACCTGGCCCTGCCCGCCGGGTTCACGGGCCTCCAGGCGTTCGTCCGGTCTCTGGATGGGCTCTCCATCGTTCCCGTCACCCCGCCGGTCCCCGGCGTGGACGGCCGGATCAGCGTGGCTGTGACCACGACCCTGACCTATGCCTCCCCTCGCGCCTACGAGGTCGTCAAGGAATTCGGCTCTATCCGGTCCTTCGGGACGAGCCTTCCGAAGCGGTGGAGCATTAGCCTCCTCGATCTGACCGTCCGCTAGGAGGATGCCGTGGCCCTCTCCCAACCCCTGAATCTTGGCGACCGGCTCCGCGAGGCCCTGCGAGAAGCCCAGAGTGTGATCGAGTCCTACCAGCTGGAGGGAAAGATCCGGCTGGTGCCCGAGGTCTCGACTGGCGGCGGTGGAGGACTCCCTGGTGTTGAGTCCTCCATGGATCGCACCGCGCGGGACGCGAAGGATGCGGCCGAGAAGAGCCTTGGCGGCGGCTCCGAGGGCTCTGGCCCCCTGAACCCCACCGACCGCATGGTCGATGCCATGTCCAAGCTGGTGAAGGCCCTGGAGGCTGCTGGTGGTGGCGGTCTGGGTCGGGGGCGCGGCCGTCGCAGCCGGGCCGGACAGCCTGGTTCCTCCCCCCTGGACGACGAGGACGAGGGCGGCCCGGGGTATGTGAACCCCTACCTCCTCCAGGGGCTCATCCAGAACCCCCTCGGGACCACCCAGAACTCCCTCATGTCGATGCTCATGGGCGGCGCCGGGGCGGGTGTGAAGGCCCCGGGCTGGATGATGAACATGCTCGCCGGTTCGGGCGGGACCTTTGCCCCTGGTGCTGCCCTGGCCTCTGAGACGGGGCTTCTGGGTGCCGGTGGTGCCGGGTCCTACGCCTCGGCCGGGCTGGTCGGCGCCGCCAAGGTGGCCGTGCCCGTGGCCGCCTTCGCCGGGACCATGATGCTGCAGGTCGGCGCCGCCAAGGACCGCCTGCAGGACGCCACGGATTGGACCGAGGACAAGCGGATGTCCGAGGGGGCCGGATTCAACTGGCGTGCCGGGGCCTGGGACAACCAGTTCACCAGCCGCCAGGGGATCTGGCAGAAGGATATCCGGGATATCGTGGGGTCCTCCGGCCTGGGGTTCGGCGGCATGCGGCAGGCGGTGGGCGACCGCGGCGTCGTGGATTCCCTCAACGAGGGAGCGGAGACCGCGCTTCGGATCGGCGTCTCATCCTCACAGGTGGGCTCCGTCATCGGTGCGGGTGTGCGCTCTGGTTCGTTCTCCCTCCAGGGCGGGGATGCCGCGGCGCAGATGACTCGCTACCTGGCGCTCATTGAGACCTGGACCTCGAAAACGGCGACCTTCGGGTTCTCCTCGAACGAGTCCCTGCAGAAGCTGGCGGAGATCTCCCAGAAGGGGATGATGGGGACGAACGTCCTTACCCAGGGTGCCCAGGAGGCGCTGCTGTCCATGGACGCCAGGATCCGGGGCCGCCTCCCCTCCGAACAGCAGCGGGGTGTCGGGGATGCCATCTCGGCCGGGCTCGGTGCCGCTCCCACCGGGGACACCCAGACCGTGTTGATGATGAACCAGTTCCTGGGCGCGGATGGGAACCTGAACGCCGAGGGCGAGAAGGCTGCAGCACTGGCCTTCACCCCCCAGCGCGTGGCGAACGTGAAGGCTCAATACGGCGCGATGGCCGGGACGGTGCTGGCCCAGGGCCTGACGAGGAGCGATATCGGGCGGAAGCTGGGGCGGATCGGCGCGGCGCGCAGCGTGATCGGCGCGGGCGGGAGCCCGATGCAGGCGATGCTCACCATGGGGAGCACGGAGGACCTGGTTGGAAACGCGGATTGGATGTCCGCCGCCATGGACCCTTCGATCACCAATCCCATCACCGGGATCTCGTCTGGTGCTGGCCTCCGCGACGACGTCGTGGGTGGCGGTGTGAACGCGAACATGGAGCAGGAACTCGCCCAGCTGGGACAGGTGGTGAAGCGGCTGTCGGGCCTCACCTCGGACACCGCCCTTTCCATGACAAAGCTGGGGATTTCCTCCACCCAGTTGACCCGTGAATTCGTGAACCTGCTGGATTCCGTTCGCCAGCTGCGATCCGATGCTGGCTCAAATCCTGGGCTCATGGTTGCAAGTCCTGGGGTTGCAGGTCTCCTCCGCGCCTTCGGCCGGTGATAGGCTTTTCTGGAACACCGCCACTTTTGGAGACCGCGATGCCCTGGACCATCGACCAAGCCCGCCGCCTGCTCAACGAGGGCGTCATGTTCGCCGTCACCGTCCTCGTTCTTTGGGGCCTCGGGCTCGCCCTCTTCCTGGCCTACAAGGTGGCGCGCCGGAAGCTGCTGAGTTCCCACGGAGACCACTTCCGCCCCTGCGATGGATGCGTGTTCGCCGACGACCTCCGCTCGCCCCAGGAACTCATCGGCCACCGCCTCTTCGGCTACATTCGGCTGGCGCGCGCATCCCTGCTCCCCAATCTCCCAATCCCCGACCAGGGCCGCCGCGCCCTTTTCCTTGACTTGCTGGACGCGCGCTTTCGCATCGTGTCCGAGTCCTACCTGCAGTGGCTCAAGGTGAACCTCCCCGCGCTCGAAACAATGCGGGCCGACACCCTCGCCTCCGAGCAGCTGGCCCTGGTGGGCGGAATCGTGGAGGCCTTCGAGGCAGAGGCCAGGCGCCTGGGTGTCCCGTCAATCGTCATGGAGCGCCTCCGCTACTGGGAGGGCCCCCGCATCGGCCACCTGCGTTCCGAGATCCAGCTGGTGTGCGAGTCCGAGTGGATCGCCGATTCACCCCAGCGCCTCGGGTTCATCCTCTCCGTCGTGGAGCAGTTGATGAAGGCGACGGTGCTGGACGCCGAGCGGACCCTTGGGTCGCTCAACGGCCAGCTGACCGGCATCCCCTACCGCGGATACGTCGTGGGTCCCTGCTCTCGCCACTCTGCGAGTCCTTCCCCGGTCCAGGACCAGGGCTGATTCTTAAAGCAGCAGGACCAAGAGGGCGATCCCGGCCCCGGACCCGCCCCATACCCACTTCTTCGCGCGCTCCTTTCGTAGGAGCGCATCTTTTTCGTGGATGATCTGCTCCTGGAGGAGCACCGCCCCCTCGGCGCTGGCTCGGGACCGGCTCTCAGCCTCGTAGGCCGCCAGGTTGGAGGCCGCCTCCTGGGTCTTCGCCTCGACCGCATCCTGCAGGCCCGCCTTCTGCTCCTTCAGGGTGTCCACCGTCTCCTCGAGGAGCCCGATTCGCTCCAGGGCCTCGGGGTAGTTCTTCCCGTCCAAGATGAGCCCCAGCCCGTGCCTGGCGTCGGCTCCCGCCATCCCAATCTCAAGGGGCCCCACGGGGGGTGCAAGCGGCGCCGCCTTCACCCCCGCGTCCGTCATGGCCTTGGCGATGGCCGCCACCTCGACAGGGAGGCTCTCTGGGGCCGTGGCTGGCGGTTGGGGGCCCAGGGCCGCCAGCTTGGCCTCCACGCCCTTCAGGCGCCCCTCCAGGCGTCCCACGCGGTCCAGGGCGACCTGGGCGGTGGCGCGCCACTCCTCCCCCCTCTTCGCCTCGACCTGGGCCCTCTCGTGTTCCTTCTGGGCGTCTGCCTTGGCCTTCCCGAGTTCCTCCCGGAGCTTCTGGATCTGCTCCCCGTCCCGCCGCTGCATGGCCGTGATGGCCGCGCCGCTGAGTGCCAGCACCACCAGGGCACAGGCGATGCCGACGAGGATTTTGATGGGCGTCTTCATGGCTTCTCCGGGGCCGGGTCCGCCCCGGCGGTTGTGCTCTGGACCGTGCCGTCCTTGCGGAAGAGGTAGACCACCCCCGCCAGGGCCGCAACGGGGACGGTGAATGCCGCCAGGGCCAACACCGTCCCCTGCGGGACCTCGTTGCCCTGGTAGACCTGGTGGGCGATGGCTTTGGCCAGGATGATGGTGCCCCGGCAGAGGGTAAACGTCGCCATCACCATCGCCAGGCGCTTGGTGCTCTGCATGGGGTTCGTGGAATCAAAGAATCCGGCCCACCACCGGACGAATGCCACGAACCCTTCCCAGAGTGAGACGGTGGCGCTCCAGCACTTGCCCCCGAACTCCGCCCCCCGGGTCATTGCAGGTCCTCTTCCGGGAACTCGTTGACGACGTCGCACCAGACCTCTTCGCCCGCGTCCAGGTCCGCCTGGACCATGGCGCGGATGGCCGCGCTGGCTTCGAGGGTCTGCAGGAGGTGCCCATTGGGCTGCCTGTCGTGGCCCACCAGCGGGCAGCCGAGGGTATCTTCCGCGTCCCGTCCGCCGTGGATCCGGATGCCGGTGAACCCAGGGACGTCGTTCAGCAGGATCATGAGCCTCTTGAACTTGGGGCTCCAGGTGATGGTGACGCGGTAGCGCCCCGCGGGGATCGCCGTGCGGCCGTAGATCTTCCCCTCGTTCTTGGGGGTAGATGGGTCGGGGTCCCTCCGGACGGGGTCCTCCAGGGTCCACGCCTCCCAGGTTCCTCCCCTGGTCAACACCCCAGTGCATTGCTCCGCCGTGTTGGTTTTCCGGGCAATTCTTAGATCCATGGTGGGCCTCCTGCCCCATTTTACGCCGCTACGTTAGACAAAACCTGTCGCCTTTTTCGATGCTTCCAAGTGTAAGAATTTGCACTTGCGCGCGGGACCCGCTCAACCTACCCTGGGATTCCGCAAAGGAGCCACATGCCGAGACCAGTTCTCTCTTACGCTGCCCTCCGGGGGGCCCTGGTGGCCCGCCTCATGGAAGGCGACACCATCTCCCAAGGGCGCGACCGCTACGTTGGCGCCTCCGAGGTTGGGGGGTGTCCTCGCGCTGTCTCCTGGGCCAAGGCCACGGGCAGGGTCTGGGAGCCCGACCCTGACTCTGCGGGGGTCATGCAACCTGGTCGCCTCGTGGAAAACGAGGGGGTGCAGCTGCTCCGTCGCATCGGCCTCGACCCCGCCCTCTCGAACACCGGGCGGAAGCAGGCCCGGTTCCAGGATGGCTACCTCGCCTGCCACTCCGATGGGCTCCTGGCGGCCGACGCTTTCGACCTCGACCCTGGCTCGACCTACTACGACGAGGACGGGGGCCGGTGGGCCCACGACGAACTGGCGGCACTTCTTGTTGGTCCCGGCGTGGTGGAGTTTAAATCTGGTTCCTCTGCCGTTTTTCGGGGGGCCATTCGGCGCGGGCTCTCTCTCCAGTATCAGGACCAGACCCAGTCCAACATGGGGCTCTCGGGCCGCCGCTGGACCCTGGTGGTCTTCATCTGCAGGGACAACCTCTCGAGGATCGCCTTGTTCTTCGTCCCTTTCCGGGAGGCCAAATTCCGCGCCCTTCGCCTGCATGCCGACGCCATCATGGGCGCCGCGGCCTTGGCCCGGGAGGCCCTGCAGATGGCCGGGATCGCCGACAAAGACCCCGAGGACCTGCAGGTGGTGGCGACCTGTTCTATGCACCTGCTGGCGCCAGACGAGTCCAGGGGCTACTGCATGAAGTGCCCCATCGCTTCGTCCTGCCCGGCCCTCGGCAAGGTTCGGGAGGCCTCCTATTTCCCGGAGGGGGTGATGGACGAGGTCGAGGCCCTGGCTGAGATCTCGGCCAATGCTTCCGACGCCGAGAAGGCCGCCAAGGAGGAGGCCGACGACGCCAAGGCTCGCCTACGGGAACTGGCCGAGCAGTATGGCGCCACCCGGGCGCTTCTCTCGCCCCCGTTCACCTCCCTCACGGTCAACAAGCAAAACGGCAAGCCCGGCTGCGATTTTGACCGTCTGAAAACCCTTTTCCCCGCTGCCTATGCGGACTGCGTGTCCTTCGGGGAGGACTTCACTGTGGTCCGCGTCAACCGCAAGAAAAGCAAAGGAGGCCGCTGATGGCCGAATCCGCACCCGTTTCCACTCTCCCCCACGCCCCCGTGCGTGCCGTGGGCTCTCCCCAGGCCCTGGGCCTCGTGGTGATGAACGCCGCCGCCATCGTGGAGCGCGTGAAGGTCATCCACGAGATCCTCGAGCAGGTGATGGTCGAGGGGCACCACTACTTCTCCTTCGGGGTCACCAAGCGGAAGGTGAAGGACGAGGCCTCCGGCCAGATGGTGGAGAAGGAGTTCCCGCAGTATTCACTCGGCAAGGCTGGCGCCGAGTTGATCTGCCTCACCTTCGGGCTCACCCCCGATCTCGAGTCCGCGGTGGTGCTCGACGACCCGAACGCCCCCCGCGTCATCCAGATTTCTGAATGGGTGGATGATCCCGCTGGACAGGGCGGCCGTCGCAGGGTTATCCGGGACCAGAAGGTCACCGGGTATTACGAGGTCAAGTCCACCTGTGCCATCTGGTCGAACTCCGGCACCCTCCTGGCCCGTGCGTCGGGTTCCTGTAACTCGTGCGAGACCGCCTTCGTGAACCAGGGCTACTCGAACGTCAAAAACTCCATCCTGAAGCGGGCGGAGAAGCGGGCCATGGTCGCGGCCGTGCTCATGGCCTCCGGCGCTGGCGACGTCTTCGTGCAGGACCTCGAGGACACGCCGACCGCCCTCGATGGGAACGCGGGCGCCTTCAGTGGCGGGCAGCAGGGGGCCAAGCCCACCGGCTGGATGTCCGAGGGCCAGAAGAAGCTCGTCTGGGCGAAGGGGAAGAACCAGGTTCCCCCCGTTGAGGCCGCCGTCGTCGAGCACATCATCGCGGTGCTCGACTCCAGGCCCCGGGCCGAGATGAAGCCTAAGTTCGACGCCATCGCTGACGGGAAGCCCCAGGGCGTGGAAATCTGGGCCCAGGCTCGGCAGACCATCGAGGAGCGGTCCCACGCCTCCGCCCAGCCCTCTGGGAACGCTGGCACCCCGCCCCCTCCCCCCGCTGGCGCCGCCCCGTCTGATAAGGCCTAGCCATGTCCGACCTGTCCCCCGCCATTCGCCTCCGCCGGATGCGTGTTCTGCGCCTCCTGGCGGGGGCCTCGGCCCCCCTGACCGTCTCCTTCATTGCCGCGCGCCTGGGTTGGTCCACCCCCACCGTGCGGACGCACCTGCAGGGCCTGCTCGACGCTGGCGCTGCGGTGCGCGTCAACTACCGCCGCTGGGGTGTCCCTGACGGCTTCAATATCCGGAGATTCCATGCAAATTCTCTCTAGCCGCTGGGCCGTCGGATTCGGCTCGTTCACCCTCTCGGGCGCCCTCACCACCGAGATCCTGGATGCGGTCCTCGCCGCCTCCGCGCAGAGCTTCCAGGTTCCCGCCCGCCCCGACGGTGAGGTGAAAATCGCGGGGCCCTGTGGGATGTATGACCCCAATGGTCCTGCCACCCCCCTTCGGTTCCTCGACTCGGACGGGAACACCTGGGTGGGCGTCGGCACCCGCGCCCTGTCCAACACCCCGAATCCGGCCCTGGTCGAAGCGGCCTTCCGCACCCGCGCGCTGGAGGAGTTCGGCGAGAACTGGGCATCCCAGAAACGGAAGCGGCTCAACGGCCTCCGAAAGTCCGTGAAGTCCACCCTTGCAACCGCCACGCCTTTCCGGCTGTCCGAGGCTGGGGCCCTTTTCATCTCCCTGGCAAACGGCGAGGTCATCCTGGTTGGCCATTCGGGCGCGGCCGTCTGCAAGGACATCGTGGGCAGGAACGCGGCGCTCTCCCGGGTGGCCTTCACCAGCCCAGACAAGGCGAACGCGAACAAGCTGCTCTCGATCCTCCGGCGGCAGGAGGAGTCCATCCTGCCCTGGCCGACGGGCTCCGCGGCCCTCTTCCGGCGCCGCAAGGACCAGAACGAGTCCGCCTCCGTCCGCATGCTCTCCTGGGCCCACGCCTCGCAGGATGCCGTGGACCTGCTGCACCAGAACTGGAAGCCCAAGAAGATCGAACTGCAGTGGGGCGACGAGCGCCGCGGATCCCTGGACCTCACGGGCTCCCTCTGCTCTGTCCGCTGGTCCGGCCCGATCCGCGCCGAGGACCCCACGTCCGTGGTGGAGGCCCGGCTGGGCATGCTCCTCGACATGAACCGGCAGGTCACCTCCCTGGTGGCCGACGCTGGCGGCACCCCCTTGCCGATGGATACCGAATAGCTTAAGCTGGGGCCCTGGTGGTGCTGGCAGCGCCTCCTTTGCGGGGAAGGCGGATCTTCGGGTCCGCCTTCTTTTTTTGTGCCCGGCGGGGTGAATTTGAACTTTTTCCACACTTGGGCTTGCGTTTTGTCTCGGGTGGCTATACTTTTGTCTAGCGGCGGATTTCCCCGCCCACCCCTCCCGCAGAGGCTGCCATGACCACCCACGCCACCGCCCCCCAGGTCGCCCTCATCTCCCGGCTCGTTGCCGAGCGCGATGCCGCGTCCCTCTCCGCCCCCCTCGTGTCCGTCCTGGTGATGGTCACCAACGGGACCGCCACGAAGCAGCAGGCCTCCTGGGCCATCGAGAATCTCTTCAAGGTCGCCAAGGCTGGCGCTGCGCCCCTGGCGAACGAGAAGCCCGCCGACCTCGGCTACTACCTCGTGGACGAGACGGTCTATGTGGTGGTCGAGTCCAAGACCTCCGGGAAGCACTACGCCAAGCGCATGAGCGTGGTGGGTGCCCGTGGCCGCTGGGAATACGCCAACGGCATGGTCTACCGCCTCGCTGGCGCCCACCGCCTCACCCTGGATGAAGCGCGCGTCCTGGGCCGCACCCTGGGCTGCTGCGTGATCTGCGGCGCCACCCTGACCGACCCCGAGTCCGTGGAGCGTGGCATCGGCCCGATCTGCGAGACCCGCGTCCTGGGCACCTACCTCCCGCGCCGTTCCGGCCGCCGCTCCTCCGCTGCGGACGCTCTCCGGGCCTCCTCCGAAGAAGAGGACGGTCTGGGTTACGCCGAACTCATGCAGGGCGTCCAGTAGCTCCCATGCTTCCCTCCCAGCTGCTCGCCCAGTTCCCCGACCTTGAACCCTTTTTGGAGCCCGCCGTGCCCACCCCCTCCTGCATCGAACTCGCGTTCTGCCGTGCAGAACTCGGCTCCCCGACCTGCGTCATCCCCAACGGGCACCTAATCCGCGTCATCGGTGGCGCCGAGGCTCCCATCGCCGTCGTCTCCCCTGGTGGGAGTGCTGTTTCCCGGCGCCGGATGATCGCCTACGCCCACACCTTCGCGGCCGGGCCCAAGATGCTGCAGATCATCAAGCAGGCCCTCGTCGCGCTCGATGCCGACACCCCCCTCGATATCCAGCCCGGTTCCGCCATCCACCGTGGATTGCGCGAAGCGGCCGATGCCGCCCAGCCTCACAAGAGTCCGAAGGTCCCGAGGAGCTAACCCTTCAACCCACCCCCAGGACGGCTTCGCGCCGATCCCGTCCAGGAGCCAGCCGTGATTGGATTCTCCCTTGAGCCTGATGAGTGGATGCGCTGGATCTACGATTCCACACACCCCGAATACAACACACGGGGAAAGGATCTGCGCGAACGGCGTTTTATGGCTCTACACAACGCCCCACGCTGGATGATCGAGCAAGCCGCCATGAACGACGAACTCAAGAAACTCAACCAGCCGAAAGGCTGATGTCCATGATCACGCCACCAGATTGCCCATCCAGTTGCCAATTCTGCGTGTGTGCCAACGAATGCGACTGGCTCAAGGAGAACGACATGGGACTTTTCAAAGCCCTCGCACAGATAGCCACGCTGCCCGTTCGGGTCGCTGTCGATGTGGTCAAGTTGCCCGTCAACCTGATGGACGGTCGTGACCTCGCCCCCAGCACTTCCGATGGGCTGAAGAAGCTCGAAGAAGACCTCAACGACTGATGTCCATCTGCATCCACCCGCTGGGGCCCGTGCGCCCCGCTCCCTGCAAAGGAACCACCCCATGAAGCAAGGCCTCGAACTGAACGAACTCTCCCAGACGATCCTCCGCCATGCCTCCGGGAAGGAGGACTTCCTGGCCCCCTCCTCGGCCATGCGCTTCGGCCTGGAAGACAATCGGATCCGTGTCTCCCTCCCCAACGACCGGGACTTCTCGCTGTCCGACACCGCCATCAGCCAGACGACCGAATTCCTCGGGATCCCCAGGAAGTTCGCCTCGAAGCTGCAGGCCGAGGTGCCCGACCTGCTCCTCCACAACCTGAACACCCTCGGCGGCCGGTCCAACGCGCGCCGCATGCTCCGCACCCTCGATGGCACCGGCCGGGCCTTCCTCTCGGATTCCTACCGCCGCGTGGACAACGAGGAGGTCTTCGACGGGATCTTCCCTTCGCTTATGAAGCTGGGGGCCCATGTGGAGTCCTGCAATATCTCCGACGACTACATGCACCTGCAGGCGGTCCTGCACCGGGTGGAAGGTGAAATCCGCAAGGGCGACGTCGTGCGCTACGGCGTGATCATCACCAATTCGGAGATCGGGAAGGGCGCCCTGTCGATCAAGCCCATGCTCTACCGCCTGGTCTGCACGAACGGCATGGTGGTGGCCGACCAGACCCGGCGCCGGGCCCACGTCGGCGGGTCCTACCTCGAGAGCGAGGACCTGGGCTGGATGGCCCTTTCGACGGAAACCCAGAAGCTGAAGGTCCGCGCCATGGTCGCCGAACTGGGCGAATACCTGGAGGCCCTCTCGAGCCCCGAGCGGTTCCAGAAGACCCTGGACCTCTACCGCGACGTGGCCGACCAGGAACTCCCGGCCGAGCCCACCCCCGTCGTGGAATCCCTGGCCGCGCGCTACTCCCTCACGGTCCCCGAGCGTGAGTCCGCGCTGATCGCGCTGGCGGAGGGCAAGGACTACACCCGGTGGGGCCTGTCGAACGCCATCACCTACATCGCCAACGATGCGGCCAGCTACGACCGGGCCGTCGAACTGGAAACGCTGGGGGGCACGATCATGGCCCTCACGCCCAACGCCTACCGCGCCCTGGCCGTCATGCCGAAGGCCGCCGAAATCGAGACCGTCCATGCCTAAGAGCCTGGTTCTTCCCGAGGTGGGGCGGTTCCTCCCGTCCCACCTCACCCAGGCCCAGGCCGCGCGCCACCTGGAGATCTCCCGCGGGGCAATCGGGCACCGGCTTGCCGCCAAGTCCCTACCGTCCCACAGCATCCTGGGGACGCTGATGATCCCCTCCATGGCCCTGGTGGACCCCACGGTCTCGACCTACCCGAGCGCCCACGCCTTCCGGCCGGACCAAATTGTCGAGACCGCCTGGGATGCCGTCGCCCTGCTGGCTGATGCCCCCGACCGCCCCATGTTCTCTGCGCGCCAGATTCTCGGGGTGTATCTTGGGCTGTCCAAGCTCCCCTATCCCCCCCGCACCAAGTGAGGCCCGCCGTGCCCTCTCCCTCCCTCCGTCGGAATCTCCCGTGCGTCATGACCGTGGAGGTGTTCCCCATGCCGGGCAATCCGGTCATTCGTGTGGACTACCGCCTGCAGCTCCCAACCTTCGGCTTCGAGATCACCGCGAAGGCCCTGCTCTCCTTGGAGGTCGTGGAGCAGAGCGCCGACCGCGATGGGCTGCTGATTGCCGTTGGCCGCGATGCCATCGGCCGCGCCCTGGGCGCGTTGATGGGGAAGCCCCTTCCCGTCGCCCCCATCCCTATCCCCCTGCCCGCGCCTGGCAGCATCTCTTCGGCTCGGTATGGGGCTTTCGACGACCCCATCTCTTCCAACGATCCCCCTCCTCTGGCGCTGTCCCCGTTCGACCGCGAGGTGCTCCGTGGCTACCGTATTTCCCCGGAATGACGAACAGCTGCAGGCGCGCCGCCGCCTGCTCATTGATGCCGCCACCCGGGCTGGCATCCTTGTCTCCGTGGCTCCCGAGGACGCCGCCGCCTGGGTTGCCGAATGGCGAGCGGCCGTGCGGGCCACGCTGCCTCGCAGGCGCCTCCGACTGCTGACCCCGCAACGGGGCATCCCGCGGCTCACGCGGCCCCCACAGCGCGACGAACTGCCCCCCGTCGGGTCCTGGGTCTCCTTCCGTCCACACATCTCCTCCGTGCCCGAGGTTTTCCAGGTCGTGGCCTTCGTTCCCGTTGGGACAGCCATTGATGAGGTGCTCACGACCGCCCAGCTGCGGCTGCTGCAGGATGGGATCCGACAGCGATGCACCCACGGCGACCGCGTCGTGCTGGGGGAGCCCGGGGGGATGCACCTGATCGCCTCACTTCGAACCGCCCTTGCTGGTGCTGTGGCTGCGCGCGCGACGGTGATCCCCGAGCCGCTGGTGGCTTCGCCGTCCCGCCTAGTCTCGCCCCTTGCTCCTGGCGTGGAGGTCTCGTGGGGGTGGCACTCGTCCTTCGGCCCCTCAAGGCGCAGCGGTGTCGTGGTGGCTTACGTGCCTGCGCGCGCTTCCCTTGACGGAGTGGTTCCGGGCCTTCGGTTGGGTGGGCGCCTGCGCGCCGTGTCAACAGTGGACCGCTACCTCGTGCGGGTTCAAGGCGAGACCGGCGCCGTCTACCTCACGCCCCCCGCCTTCCTGGTTGAGCGCCCCGCCGCGCAGGATGCCCCGTGTTCCAGCGCATCCTGACCCTCTTTCTCTGCGCCATCCCCCACCCATCCCCTGGCGTTGCGGTGCTCCCTTGTCCCCGCATCGAGGCCTGCCTTGCGGGTGCCAGGGGTGCTTCCTCGAATGGCGCCGTGATGACCTCTGGGATCGCCTTCGCCACCATCCTCCCGGCCGTTGCCCACCGAACCCTTCCCCTCGGGACCATCGTTGAGGCTCGGTTCGGCGGCCGGGCCGTGCGGGGCATCGTGCTCGACAACCTGCTCGTGGACCGGCGGCTGGGCGTCGAACTCAGCCCGGTCCTTTTTCGGCGTCTTGGCGTATTGCCGGACGGGCCCCAGCCAGTCACCCTGGAGGTCGTGGGCTACGAGCCCCGCTCGAGGTGGATTCATGCAATTGGAGCCCTCACCCCCTGACCGGCCCTACCTGCACCAGTGGGACGCCTCGCGCTACAAGCGGGCCTACCTCTTCGGTGACGTGCCCGAGGCCAAGGTCCAAGACGACATTCGCCGGGCGCTCGGCTACTTCCGCGTCGAGGCTGCCGTCATCGACGCTGGGTTCTCCGCGATCCGGGGGAAGGTCTACAGCGCCCTCAAGCGCCTACGAGTGGCCGACAGCGTGATCCAGGCCGTCATGGCTGCCCTGAAGGATATCGCCGCCGCCCCTGTGGGTTGGTCGGACCTGAATGGCTGCCTTGCCCCCTCCGGCCGCGCCTTCTACATCGAGTGCAAGAGCCCGGCCCGGCTCGACCCTCAGCGGGGAACCATCATCACCCCCGCGGGCAGGCCCTCCGCCGACCAGCTGAATTTCCTGGACCGTATGCACGCCCGCGGAGCGCTGGTGGGTGTGGCCTGGAGCGTAGACGACGCCCTGCAGATCCTGGCCCCGGCCCTGGCGGACCACAAACTTTCATTTCGGTGAATTTTTTTTGTTTCAGCCCTTGAATTAGGCTACTGGATGGCCTAATCTGAGTCTGTCGGGAAGATCCCCGGCTCCTCCGCAAAGGGCCAGCCATGACCGCCTCCACCGCCATCTCCATCGTCCGCCGCTACCCCGCGAACCTGACCCCGGTCATCGGCACCCTCTTGGCGTGGCTCGAGACCGCGGACGTCCAGGCCGTGCGCCTTCCCTCCAACGAAGAGGTGCTCCTGGTGGACGGTTCCGTCGTTCCGGGCATCTTCTTCCCGACCCAGTCCGTCATCAACCTCGCCCGTTGCGGCAAGCGCGAGCTTGCCACCAACCTCGAGTCCCTGCGCGCTCTGGTGGTGAAGTGATGGCCCGCCTCGAAACGCTGGCCACGCTTTCCGGCACCCTCGTCGTTAGCCTCTGCCCCGACTGCGGACACCGGCTGGTGCTGCTCCGCCCCCGTCCCCGCTCCTGGGTCCCTGGGCCCCCGACCTCTGTGGATCGCCGGGCCTGCAGCGGGTGCTCCGCCATGTGGCAGATCACCGTGCGCGAGGTCCCCGCGCCCACTGGCTGCACCCCCGTCATCTACGCCGACTTCCTCCCCCTCGATCCTTCCACCCTTCTCCCCCGCTGAGGTCCCATGGCCGCCCACGCTCTCCCATCCAAGAAGGTCACGCTTGACCTCCTCTCCCTCAATGGCAACGCCTTCGCTCTCCTGGGTGCCTTCCAGCGGCAGGCGCGCCGGGAGGACTGGACCAAGGACGAGATCGATGCCGTGATGGCCGAGTGCCAGGCTGGCGACTACGACCACCTGCTCCAGACCCTCATCTCCGTCTGCGAATAACCCCCACTACCCACCGCAAAGGAGGCCCTATGGCCCTCATCCACCGCAACGCCCAGGCATCGCAGGCCGCGCGCCCGTTCCTGGAATCCCTTTTCACCACGGCGGGCACCGAATTGTCCGCGCGCGAGATCCAGGGCCGCTGCATGAAGGCTGGCCTGGACGTCTCCGGCTCTGCCCTCATGGGGGTGGCGATGCGGATGGTTGAAGAGGGGTTCCTGGAGAGGCCGCACCGCGGGTTCTACCGGCGCCCCGACGCGAAGGGCACCCCCTTGGCCATTCCCGAGGTCCCGCCCGCCCAGGCCCCGCTCTCCCCCGAGGCCGCCGACCTCCTCCGGCTCGCCGGGATCGACTCTCGCCTCATCGGTCTGGCCACGAAGGTGGACGGCCTGCAGAACAGCCTGAACCAGATCCTTGACCTGCTGACGGCGCCGAAGTGAAGCGCGGCCGGGCTTGCCAGGTCTTCCTCTGGGTCGTGCTGGGCGCCATCGCGGTGGCCATCATCGCGCTGGGCCCCGATGCCCTCTCTTGCACGGCCGAGCACGTCGGCCTTGTCCCCTCCCCCCGTTGATGGAGTCCCTCGTGTCCCTCGCCGACCTCGACCGCCGCAAGCCCACCCGGCTCCCGCGGATCCTTTTCGCGGACGTGCGCCACCTGCGCGACCGCCTGCTCGACGCTGCACTCCGCTGGTTCCGCTCGTGAGGCCGCTGCACCCCCTCACCCCCACCGGAGACCACATCGTCGCCTGGTTCGACCGGCCCCGCGTTAAGATCACGGCCCGGCGGATGAAAAAGTGGCGCCGCCGGTATGCCAAGCAGGCATTGAAGTGCTGCGACAAGCGCGGTTTCAACTACAGCCACGACTGGCGCCCGTCGCCCTCCCGTTCCTTCACCACCGAGTTCGGTCCCACCAAGGTCGAGATCTGCTGCCGGTGCCGCTGCACGTTCACCCCCATTCCCTTCTGAGGCCCCATGTCCACCGATCTCTCTGGCCGCCCGTCTGGCCGCCCACCGCTCTGGCCCGCCCCTTGGCTGGCCCTGGCGGATGCCTGCGGGGGGTCCTCTCTCCTTCGCATCCACATGGGCCTGAAGTCCAAGACCAGCCTCTCGGGCCGCATCGCTGGCACCATCCCCTGGACCCGCGATGATGTGCTCTCGCTCGCCGGGCTCTGCCGTGTCCACCGGGTCAAGCTCGACGCCCTGCTCGACCCGCGCATCGTCTGCTCCATCCTGGTGCTGGGCCTCGGGACCCACCCTGCCCCTGGAGTTCGCCAGTGACCCTGTCCGCTGCCCCCCTCTCCCTCGATGCTGCCGCCCTGGCTGCCGACCGCCACTGGTGGGGCATGGGGGCGGAAGCGCGGGGCGTCCTGGCCTCGCTGTGGGTTGCCTTCGCCACGCGGGGCCCGATCCCCGACGACCCCTCAGCGGCCTCGAGGCTGGCCCTCCTGGAGGAGGCCGAGGTCCTGCGACACTGGGCGGAGATCGCCCCCTTCCTCCGCTACTCCGGCGGGTCGATTGAGGTCCCTGCCCTCGAAGCCGGGATGGAGGCGAGGAACCGCCGAAGCCGGGCCGCCTCCGTCGCCGCCCGCGCTCGTCACGACAAGGCTGGGCACTCCTGCGAACGCACAGCCAGCGCACAGCCAGCGCACAGCGAACGCAGCAACCGGCTTTCAAGTCATGCGGTTCCCCCTTCTTCTCCAGGCATCAGTTCGCCCTTGGTTCCTTCCCCCACACCCCCTACCTCCATGACTGGTGTAGAGAATCTTTTAGGTAAAGAAGTACCTACCCCGTGTGCGCGCGTAGCACCGCTCGTGCCAGAACCGGCGCCCACGAAGCGCCCGGCCCGCACCCCCCGGGAGAAGGTCCCGCCGTCCACCCCGCCGTCCTACCGGGACCTGTTCGCCAACCCGGAGCACCTCGAGTGGTTCGAGAAGGCGGTCTCTCTGCGTTCGGATCACGTCGAGCGCATGTCCGCCAGCCTCCGCGAGAAGGGCGGGGTTGCTGGTGCCCGGCCGAAGCCCTGGGCCGAGGCCTTCCTGGCTCGTGTGAGGTCTGGCCACAACCCCCGCCTTCTCGCGGCCTGCCTGCATCTCTACCTCGAGCACGACGAGAACGTGCAGCGCGGCTACGTCCAGGGGTTGGACGTGTTCTTCGGGGATCCGCTGTCCAAGAAATCCAAGGCGACGTTCCAGGGCTATCTTGCCGGGGCCTCGGCGGTGCTCTCCCGGGCCGACGCGCGCCGCGCGGCCGGTGGCGCCGCCCTATCCCCGGGCCCCAGCCTCCCCTCGGTTTCCCCGGCCCTGCTGGCTGACGCTGGCCTCCCGCTGCCCCCCACCCAGGATTCGTGAAAACTTCGGCCTTGCGCCGCTCGGCCCGGGGAGGGAAGCTGTCTCTCCCCGCCGAACGAGCCCTGGATGGCAGCGGAGAAAGCATCCAGGCCTGCCCCCAGGAAGTGCTCCTCGATCCACCAACCCCGCCCGCCCGGCCCTGCGCCGCTCGACAGGCACCCCCCCCGCAAAGGCCGCCCCGTGACAACCCTGACCCTGCCCGTTGATGCCGACGCCGAGGCCCACCTGCTTGGATCCACCTGGTCCGGCCTGGTGCTGAACGACACCGAGGCTCGACAGATCCTGTGGGACGTTCCGCCCGAGGCCTTCTTCGTTTCGGAGCATCGAAAGGTTTGGGCCGCGATGCGCTCCCTCGTCACCGACGGGAAGGAGCCTTCGGAGATGCTTCTGGCCTGGGCCGTGTTCAAAGGGCACCCCAACGCCGAACAGCAGGCCGGGATCTTCTCGCTGCTGCAGTCCGGCGCCGACTATTCCCCGGGCCCCTTGGCCGACCGCGTGATCGAGTTTGCGAGCCGCCGCGTGGCCTTCCAATCGGGCCGCGAGGTCATGGCGGCAGCCGCGGACTATTCGCTCCCCGCCGACGAGGTGACGACCCGGGCAAACACCGCGTTCCTGGCCGTCTCGAAGGGGATTTCCTCCACCGCCTCCCGGTTCTGGTCTTCGGACTCCATGACCGAAACCCTGCAGACGGGGGCTGGCTTCCGGGCTGGGGAGTCTGCGGACAAGCTGTGCTATTTCGGCCTGGACTGGCTGGACGATCTGCTCATCATGACCCCGGAGAACGTCACCGTGCTGGGTGGCCGCCCGGGCGCCGGGAAGACCGGCCTTGGCGTGCAGGCCCGGAACCTCACGGCTCTGGCGGGGATCCCGGCGGGGTTCTTCAGCCTCGAAATGTCGAAGCCGGAACTTGATGCGCGGGATGCCGCGTGGTGGCTCTCGGATCCCTCCCAGAACCGGGTCTACGCCTACAAGGACCTGCTCCGCGGCCGTTACGACGCCCGGCGCGCGATGGACGCTTTGCGGGAGCAGCTGCCAGCGATGCAGCTGGCCCACTCCTGGCACCATTCCTCGGGCATCCCCATCGGGAAGCTGATCGCCTACATCACGGAACTGGTTCATTCCCGCGGGATCAAGCTGGCGGTGGTTGATTATTTCCAATATATCGGCATCTCGCGCGAGAAGGGCGACACCCTGGCCTCCGCCTACGGTGCTAACTCGATGGCCCTGAAGCGGTGCGCCCAGGACCTCAAGATTCATATCCTCCTGCTCTCCCAGCTGAACCGCGAGAACGACGGGAAGCGCCCGGGGCTCACGGACCTCAAGGAAACGTCCCAGCTGGAGCAGGACGCCTCGGGGGTGCCGATGGTCTACCGCAACAAGAACGGCGACCCCTGTATCACGCTCCCCAAGAACCGCGATGGTGAGACCGTGGCCGAACGCATCATGGATGTGGCCTGGCCCTGCCTTCGCTTCAAGCCCTTGCACCGCGAGACCGCCCAGCAACCCAGCATCTTCTAACCCGCAAAGGAGCCCTCGTGCCGAATCCTGCCCGCACCCTCGAAACCGATCCCCGCTGGCTCACAAATGGCCTCGCTGAAGTCTGCGCCGCCGCGCATGTGGTGGCCGACCCCGTCCCCTTCCTCCGCGATGCGAAGGCGGCCCACCAGCTGCTGGACCTCGTGGTGCTGACCGCCTGCTTCCTGGACCGCATCGAGGAGGATGGCGATGCTGGCGCTCCCCTCAAGATCCAGGCCGCCACGCTGCGGGATGCCATCGCCCCCTGGGTTCCCATCCCCGAGGCCCTGGCTGCGCCCATATCCTACGGCGCCTGGGTCGGCCGCATCATGGGTCTGCAGGACACGGTGCTCCATGCCGCTCCCATCAGTCCCGATGGCTTGTCCATCCTGCGCGACGAACTCCGGGAGGCCATCCTGGCGCAGGAGTGCGCCGAGGAGCAGCTGCGGCTGGCCCGGGCCGACGCCGACCACCTGCGGGAGCAGCTGGGGGCCGGGGGCCACCATGGGTAAGCTCTCGACCACCGTCCATGTCTCCCTCTCGGTGCGCGATGCCCTGCACTGGAGGGACTCCCAGCTGAAGCACCTTTTCAAGGTCGGCCGGAACTTCGCCTCGCCCGCCGAGGCGCGGGACCTGCTGCTGGACCAGCTGTCCGACGGCGCCGAGTTCATCCGGATCGGGAACGAGTGTGACAATTTCGACCCGAAGGTGGGCTGCCTGGGGCATCCCTTGATCGAGGAGCCCGGGCCGTGATGCTCCCTGGCCCCTTCTTCGGGTTCGACGCCCTGCCTCCCTTGCCCACCTGCAGTGTCTGCAGGGGGAGGATGGAGGGCGCGGATCTTCATATCCCTGGCCTTGGGCCCCAGGCGCGCGGTTGGTGGTGCGCCCGTTGCCGCCGGTTCGATAACACCATCACCCCTCCCCCGCCCCCTCCACCCTTGAAAGGCAAGAAGCCATGACCGCTGCCCTCACCCCCCAGGCCGAAGCCGCCGCCTGGAACCTCCGCCATCGCCCGGGCACGGCCGTCCACGTCACCAGGGACGACGGCACGGACTTCCTCACCACCACGCGTTCGGAGGCCGAAGTGCTGGGCGGGCATACCGCTGTCGTCTGGTTGAACGGGGCCTCGGGTTGCTTCCTGTTGGACCGCTGCTCCCCGGTGAACGACGCCCCGGGCTCCTGAGTCTTGCTATCGCGCCGCGTTGCGCTACATTGACCTGTCTCCCGCGAGGACCTCATGCCTGCTGCCCACCCGCCTGTCATCCCTCTCTGCACCTCTTGTGGCGGTGCGGGCAAGGTGCCAGCGCCCCCCTCCCCGGGCGGCGCTGCTGATTCCACGCCCGTGTCCTGCCCGTCCTGCGCGGGGGTTGGCCGCAGGCGCCTGAAGGTCGCCCTTCGGATCGGCACCCCGGGCCAGAGCTACTGGAACGTCCTGTGGTCGGATATCCCGGGCGGCATCCGGCCCGTCCCGATGCGCGGCGGCGTGTTCCCCGACCATCACCCCGTGGTGTTCGCCAGCGGAGGATCGCGCGGTGTCGCCTCCCCTGGCGGATCGAAGATGGATGAACTCCGGGCCCTCGGCTACTGGGCCAGCTGTTTCCCCGAGGGCGACGGCATCACCTTCAAGCCCAACGACGACGCCCGGCCCCCCGAGCAGGTGGCGCAGGACTTCGAGGCAGTCTTTGGCTGGCTGGTGCGACGGTGAGCCGCGCATTTCTGAAGCCCGCCGCGCCCCTGGCCGTCTCGCCGTTCACCGCCCTCTCCCTTTCGGAGGCCATGCGAAAGGTCCGGGATGCCGAGTCACCCGAGGCCGTGGCCGCCGCCCTCGAGATCGTGGCCGCCTACCTGAAAAGCGGCATGTTCGCTGTTCGGCCCTCCCTCGCCGAATCCCCCAACCCCCGCGCGATCCAGCTGGTGCTGGAATTGGCCTATGTGGCGGACGCATGAAGCCCAACACGCCCCTCTCCTGGATCGGCACGACCACCCGGGCCCGCGACCAGGGCCTCTTCCACCTCGAGGCGTCCTACTCTTTCCTTGGCCCTTTAGTGGTCTTCGCTGCCTGTGGCACCCGCCCATTCGCCTACACCGGGTCCTTCCCGGACGGCCATCCCACGGTGCCCCTCTCTGCCCGGTGCCAGAAGTGCGAGGCGATGGCGGAGAAGGTTCGCCCCATGGCCTGCCCAGAGTGCGGCTACCTGGAGTTGAAAGAGGCCTTGAGCCAGATGGTCACCCACGACATTCCGTGCCCCCGCTGTGGTCGGTTCAAGCTGTCCGAGTTCCTGCCGGTGGCCCGGTGATGCGCCCCCACCGCCTCCAGCCCGTGACCCTCGTCCTGTGCATGTATGCCGTCCTTCTCTTGGGCGCCGTCCTCCTCCTCTACCAGCTGGGAGCCCTGAAATCATGAGCGGCCGTCGGTATCACATGATGGAGATCGTGGGCGATCCCGTGCTGATCCCCATCCTCGTGGCCGACGAAGGCCCGGCCCC